GGGTTGGGGTTGGGGTTGGGGTTGGGGTATGTCCAGTATGTCGTATGTGCTGAATGCTGCTGTGTTTGCAGTCTGAATTACCAACGGCCATATAGTAGCATCAGCAGGGAAGTCTTCACGACACAACGATACTGAGTTGGATGTCGGACTGTAATACGCCAGTGGCTGTGTAGCCATGAGTTTTTCCATCTCAAAGCGGAATAACTCACGTTCTATCTTCACAATATTCAACCGTTCTATAGCCTTTGCGCATGCGCTGTCTGGTAGACTACTGTACCGGCATGATGTACATGGGCGGCGGTCAGCCGCACGTTTCTCATGTTCATGTTGTGTGGTCATAGCTTTCCTTTCAGTGGTATTGAGCTGGAGCTGGAGCTGGAGCTGGAGCTGGAACTACGGGCAGACCCAACGATCTGCACTACCTTTTTCTGCTCCGGTGGTTTATTCTCCTCAATCCATGTGCGTGATGCAACCCATGTGATGTCGATACCCATTACAGGATGTGGTATACCTTCGACGCGTATCTTTCGTACGTCTATTTTCTTGTGTGATAACAGCCGAGACAGTTTGCTAGGTTGGTTATAAGGCATGTTGCCTACTGCATACTCCAGTAGTATGCCCAGCTCGTCTCTTGTCAGTTTCGACTGAACACGGAAGAAGCCATCCTGATCGGCCATAGGCAGAGCAGTTAATTTTGCCAGCTCGCGCAACACAATACGACTGAATTGCACGCCGATGGCACCTGCATTGCCGGATGCTACATCGTTCAACATCTTTGTGTCTGGCAAGTCCGCCATGAATGCTCCAAGATCACCGTCCAGTAATGCTTCGCACAGCATGTCCAGTGAGTTCTTGTTGGCGGAGATTACGTCACGACGCGCTTGATTACGGATGATCGCACCAGCGCGGTCCATATCTGCCTCTCGCTGCATTATGTAGTCCATGAAATAGGGAAGTTCAGGGGGTATTCCAGAATCTATCTCTTTCTTTGTTATGACCAGCTTCGTGCTCTGGAAATCTCCGATGTTATAGCGTCTATCTGAGTCATCCTCAATCTGGATGGGGTCAGGCATGTTTGAGAACAACAGAAAATTACTGTAGTTCTCAGTCTGGTATGGCATGCGGTTCATATAACGCATGGTAAGCACTGGTTCGGTGATCCAGTTCTTCAAGTCAGATGAGATCAATGACTTGCGCTGAGATGCAGATACTTGAATCTCGTCTATGACAGCGATTAAGGCAGTTTCCAGCCAACCTGTAAACTTTTCTTCCAGTTCAGACATACGCTTCTGTTGCACGTACCGTGAGCCTAAGAGGACCGATAGTATCTTATTGGCTATCAACCCCTTGCCAGTGCCTTGCTTGCCGTGCAAGACCCACGCTGTGCGTGTCTTGACCTTGTGTTGCATGATTACTGCTATCCAATTCAGGAAATGCTCTGCAACTTCATTCCATTCGCCTCCTGAAACGGCGGACAGGATAATGCGCTTAATAATTGGGCAGTTGTCCATGTTTCGGGCCGGGTGTCGTTCTGCCCGGTAGAATTGTGACGGTATGTAAGTATTCAAATACCGAAGTGAGGGGTCGCAGACAGTGTCGTTCTGTGGGTTGAATTCCATGTCCCATTGCGGGATGAACCCATCAACACCACCTAGTTCACCGTGCTGGATAAGGAAGTGGTCCAGTTGTACCTCTGACCGAGCCGGGTGTAACACTAACTCTTGAGTATCAGTATTCCATGATCCGTTGAAATATGCGGCTGAACGCAAGTCTCTGAAAGCCAACAGTATTGTACCGTCGGCTCTACGTTGGGATACGCTTGAATGTCGTTCTTCTTCACATTGTGCGTAATAATTAGGCAATATTCGCTCAGTCAGATAACTGACATCAGGGTCTTTGAAACAATTGATGTACTTGTGCTTGCCAATTGGATGGTACCAAGCCCACGAATCCCCCCCGTTCATATTGAAGTAACGGAAGCCACGCTCTTCTTTAGACTCCGTGATGGTGAATTCACCGCAGTCAGGAGCGACTACAATACCATTCTTGTCACGCTTGGGTTTACCATTGATCTTGGGTAGCTTGGCTTCGTCTCGAAGTATGTTGAACCGTTTGCGGGCTTCTTCTTTCCATCGTTCTATCGAACAGTTCTGTAACCGTTCAATAGGTAGTTGATTCTTGGCTTTCTTGACCAAGTGAATGAATTGATCCCCAGCTTCTGCTGGTAGCTTGAATTTTACGCCTCGCTCAATCACGGGCGGTGCTACATATAATAGTTTGTCGTTCTGGCATGCAGTGATATCGATTGGATAGTGCAGTGTTGACCCTGTTCGGTTCAGTGTAAGCTGCTGCATCAGCTTGCCTTTGAATAATTCACCGTCCACGTTTTGCTGCATCAACCATCCTTTCAGATATTGTGCATGGTAGGCATGAGACAACAGAATGAATATATGAGCGTGAATTCCTTTGTTTTTGGATATCCCGGAGGATGAGCTGTATTGGACTATATATGAGATGTCAGATAGTACAGGGTGCTGCGACATGAAGTCTTCAATGCTCTTGAAGCCAGACAATCCATCAATGTCCAGACAAATCCAGTTCGTCACTCCATTGCTGTCAGTGCTGCCAGCTCTTGATTCATTATTCAGGGGTCTTTGTAATGCGCCTTTGAGAAGACACCAACCATTGTTGGCGGTTGTCTGGATTGCAGCATAGAAATCTGCAAGGTTGTTTATGTCAAAGTCATGAGATGTAAAGTCTTTGACTGGGGGGTAATTTCCTTTCTGAATATCCCCACTATCATTAAGGTATAAGCGTTTGGTCAGAAACTCGCTTGCTGATAGTGAAAATAGCTTAAACATAGATATTTTTCCTTTTTCGCTTGAATACCCATATTAGGAGCATTGGATCAAAAATGCAAGTTTTTTGTCTTTGTTCGAGAAAAAGTGGAACAAAAATTGAAAGTGGAACAAAAAGTGGAACAGTAGTAAGTCTTTGAAAACTAAATATATATTAACTTTCTGTTCTTCTATTGTTCTACTGTTCTACTTTAGAGAGTTAATGAGACATAAAAATAAGAAATGCGTAAGTAGGTAAAAATCATGTACGTGTGTGTGCTGGGGCTGGATATTAGACCCCCTAAAAGTGGAACATCACGTAAGTCGATGATTCTAAACAATAATGTCTGTTCCACTAATTTTGAAAGTGGAACAAAAAGTGAAAAAGTGGTCTTAAACCATTGAATACAATGCGTTTATTTTGTTCCACTTTTCTGTTGTATTTTTACAACACTCTGTTGTAAAAAAACAACAGTCGGTATTTATCCGACAAATTGTCTCCCTATTTGTGAGCTAAAAACGTACCTGCGAGCAATGCACAAACCATTGCTGCAAAACCTCCGGCCATTGTGCCGCCATGCATCGAAAAGACAAGCCAGAACACACCGGCTTCTACTAAGAAGCCGAATATGTTCAAACGAGTCAGTTTGCGCCACATTGACCAGATGCCTATGAACATTATGATGCCGTAGAATAACGGCATCATGTCTACATGGCCTAGACCAAACACGGCTAGGTGCGACGAGCGACGGGCTTGATGATACTGGGCTTCCGACGCTTGGAAAGGTTTACACCTTTGATGCCCTTAACGAAACCATCGCTTTGCGACGATGCAGTCGCTGCGATGGCAGATGCGGTAGCGGCAATGCCGTCACCGATAGCCTTGATACCAAGGCCAATGAAGTTACCTACGTTCATGACAGTCTCCTTTGAAGATTAGCAAATCGCTCGTTGTAACTGAGCGTGTTGGGTTTAACGGCTTTCGCCGATATTGTGATGCAAGGGCTTGGCTCGTACACACTCTTGTCGAATCCGTAGCGAGGTTCGCTGGACTCGATGAGATCACGCGTCTCTACATGCCGCGTGTGTGCTAACTGAGCTGCTACCAGTGCGATAGCTTCGTCCATCGCGCCGTGCTTGGCTAGATAGACGGCTTCAGGACTGCTGCCATCAATATCGGCAATAGCCGCCATGAATGCAGCTTTCATGATGCTCATTTGTGTCTCCTTTATATGTGCTGTTACGTGGGTGATATGAATCAAGAACCTCCGACGACCCGTTGCGGAGTACTACACTCTCCTTATAAGTATGTATGGGCGGGCAGACCGCCGCGCATAGCAGAACACACAACGTGCTACACGTGCTACGTTGTTACAACCACACTGCGGACAATGCCACATAGTTGCCTCCTTTCAGGCTTGACCAAGCAGCCAAGATAGCTGCTTGATAAAGCCCCCTCGTTGCGAGGGGGATGAAGCCACTAACTGCTCAATTAGTTAGTGTGTGCTAACGCCAGCTAGACGAGCGTCCAGCTCAGCATAGCGAGATTCCAACTTGCTGAGGAACTCAGCTTGTTTGGCTTCCCTGATCTTACGGTTGAGCTTCAGCTCAGCACGCCCGAGCTTGAGTTCTTCCATCGCGAAGAGGAACTGATCGTTCTGCTCTTCAATCTGGAGCTTGTCTTGCTCACGCTTAACCATCTCCGTCTTGTAAGCCGGAGATGCGCGGAATGCGGCGATATGCGCCTTTGCCTTGGGCGAGTACGCAATGATGATCCAGTTACGAAGCTGCGCCTCGATGTCGCGAGCGACACCGGTTTGCACAGCCGTATTGAGATCGCGCCACTTGCGGTCTGCAACCGCAGTGACAATGCGCTCCCGACGAGATGTAGTAAGACTATCGCGGCTCGCTGGTATTTCATTGAGCCACTCGCTTACTGCCAGACGTGGGTCTTCAGATACCTCGTTAAGAACAAGGTCTCCATAGCCCAGTTGAATAACCAACTGGATAGATAGCCCCCACTGACTGTCGTCAGTATTGGCAGCCTTTTCGTCCTTGATCCATTCAGAGAATGGACGAACGACATGTGCTACCTTTGTAACGACCTTCTTGCTGCCGTCTGGCTGGACTTCCAGCTCACGCTGGGTCATCTCGAAGAGCCATTCGTTACCTTCAGCCCGTGCTACGTGCTTGGCCCAATGCCATACATTACTGGCGTTCTGGATGCCTTGCTCGATAGACATCGGAGCTATGGTATCGCTCCTGTCAGCGAGGTCAGAGGTTGTAGCAACCTCAGGCTCCTCGTCAAACAGCGGCTCTTCCCTGCCGTTTGCACGCAGGATTGCACCGATCAGTCCGCAATACGCCATACGAACAGCTTGATTGATGAACTTGGCGTCCGTGATAATATCCACTAACGCTGGGTTCTTGGACTTCTGCGCAGGCTCATACTCGAACACGTATTCAGAAGGCTTACGAGCCTCCATAGACATGATGTTGTCGATGATCCCTGCTTGGATCAGGGCCAGAGTGAGTTGATTAGCATGCATGCTAGTCTCCTACCGCACACGCTCGAAGTTACGTGCTGCTCATCAGTATGATGGACAGACCACGTCGCATGTGCAGTCCTATACCCACTGAGCTTTGGGGTATAAGACTTGGCCTCATCAGTGCACGCCTCACGTGCAGAACGTCTCGCGACGTTTTCGGCCTTAGCCTATTCAGGCTTGAACATGGCTATAAGAGGGACAAGAATGTCCCGGTACGTAGTCATGATCTCAGCGAACTCCGCTGGGGTGATGGTAGAAGCGACTGTTAGTTCGTCTACCTTGCTGTCGGCGCTGATAACAGCGCCTTTGATTGTGAGCTTGAAGTCCATGTTGATTCTCCTAGTTACTTGCCTGTGAGACCAGCCCAGAAGTTCTGGCTGGCTACCTTTGTTGCGATGCTACCCTTGCGGATAGTAGAACCAGCCTTGTAGCTGGTACTGGTACGGTCAATGACCTTGTTGGTGGGGACAGCCTTAGCCTTGGCCTTAGCCTTGACGACCCGACGGGTCGTAGTTGGCTTGGTTGTTTGCTTAACAGCTTGCTTAGTTGTAGTAGTACGAGTTGCCATGATTTTGTTCTCCTGAACAATGATTAAAGGGACTCCTTGACCGGTATCGGAAAGTGAATCCGAACCGGCCCACCCATCCGCCGGGGGCGGGGGTGGGTTACCAGCCCAGTATTTTCCTTACCCACCCGTGAAAACGAATTCCCTTATATGGTTGTGGATATTATTTTCCTTGCGGATAGTAGAACCAGCCTTGTAGCTGGTACTGGTACGGTACCCACCCATGAAAACGAATCCGAAGCCACCCCCGGCCTTCGCAAATACAGGATTCACATATATAATTAAAAAAATTTCACACACATATTCAGAGGTAGGACACTGTATGGCGTTCGATATGAATGATTTTGGCGACTGCATAGTCGGGGTGGTCGAACAGATAGGGCGTTCGAAGGTCGTGTGTTACGATTATGACAAGGTCATCGACAAGATGATGCACACTGACGGGATGAGTTACGAGGACGCCGTTGAATATTTCGAGTTCAATATCGGCGCGGCCTATATAGGCGCGGGGAACCCGGCGTTTATGTACCGTGGGGATGAGGACGACGTGGGGGTATTACTTGGCACGCCCTAGATCAGAGCTTACGCCCAAGCAGGCAGCCTTCGTGAATGCGAAGATGCTGGGGCACAGCAATAATGCAGCAGCCGCTGAAGCCGGGTATTCGACCCCGCATGCTCCTGCGGTGTCTACCACTGTGCAGGAACAGCTCGCCGCTGCTCGCCGGTGGCTTACGGACACCACGCAGATACGCAGGCTCGATGTGATCGAGGGGATAATCGACGGGATAGAGATGGCGCGGCACCTTGGCGACCCTAACGCAGTGATCAAGGGGTGGGTGGAGGTCGGAAAGATTCTGGGACACACTGCGCCGGAGGTGAAAGTGACTCACATGACCGTGAATCAGATGAATATCCAGTCGAAATTCCAATCGATGAGCGTCGAGGAGTTGTTGGCGATCTCAGAAGGCAGGCCGATGCCCAAGGTTGTCAATGGCTGACAGAAAATGCGTAGCTTGCGGGCTACGGAAGCCGCGCTCGGCGTACCCCATGAGCGACTCCGACACTTGCCTTGAGTGTACCCACGCGGATGCAGTCGCCGAAGCAGAAGAAACCCATGTTTTTACCCCCGAAACCCCGCAGATAATGCCCGCAACGGCTGAAGGCGATGAAGAATCGCTGAGAATTCCGTTCCCGCAGGCAGAAATCGACTACAGCCAGCCCACGATGCAGGAGCTGGCCGCAAGAACCCTCGCAAACAAGAAATTATTGCACTTCATACGCCGTTTCAGGCCACGATATATGGTCGGATGGGTGCATGAGGACATCTGCCGCCGCTTGGAGCGGTTCGTAGAGGATGTGGAGAACGAGAAAGAGCCGCGTCTGCTGCTGTGTATGCCTGTCCGGCATGGGAAAAGTGAGATAGCCTCCCGTCACTTCCCGCCTTGGGTGCTGGGCAGGCATCCTGACTGGGAGATTATAGCGACGAGCGGGGCGCAGTCTCTCGCACTGTCGTTCTCGCGTTATCAGCGCGATATGATGCGCGACCAGAGCTATCAGACCGTGTTCCCCGGAGCTGAGCTTGACCCGCAGTCGCAGTCCGTAGAGAACTGGAACATGCTGGCCGGCGGGGGATATCTGGCCGCAGGCATCGGGACGATGATTACCGGGCGCGGGGCAAATATTCTCATAGTGGACGACCCAGTGAAGGACGCAGAGGCGGCTGATTCGCAGGTGATACGAGACAACAACTGGGAGTGGTTCCTGTCTACTGCCCAGTCTCGCCTCGCCCCCGGTGGAGGCGTGTTGATCATAATGACGTGGTGGAACGAAGATGATCTCGCGGGGCGGGTACAGGTGCTATCCGGCATAGAGGGTGCCGATACTTATGAGGTGGTGAAGTACCCCGCCATAAACGAGCTGGGCGACGAGTACATCATGCCGGACGACACGGTAGTAGAGCTTCCGCCCGGGTCGGTTGTCCCCGAGGGGGCTAGGCTTACGCGTCTGCACAACACTGCGTTGCATCCGGAACGGTACACGCTGGAGAGTTTGCAGCGGCGCAAGGCGACATATTACGCGCTGGGGCAGCAGCGGTGGTGGGCAGCGCTGTATCAGCAGAACCCCACACCGGAGGAGGGGGCGTTCTTCACGAAGAGCATGTTCCGGATGTACCAGCATGAGCCAAACACGCGTGGGGCGAATGTATATCAGGCGTGGGACTTCGCCATCACCGAGAGCAGCCTGAACGACTACACGGTAGGTTGTACCGTGATGCAGGACGAGTTCGACAATATATACGTGCTCGATGTGTTCCGGTTCCGGTCTGGCGACGGTATTGACCTGATGACGACGGTGGTTGATTACGCTATCGCGTGGCAGCCGACGCTGATAGGGTTCGAGGACGGGCAGATTTGGAAAGCGCTGGAGACCACGTTCACAAAGACGTGCGGGTTCAAGCATTATTATCCCAGCTACGAGGTGCTGAAGCCGCTGTCTGACAAGATGGTGCGGGCGCAGCCGCTCAGAGGGCGCATGCAGTCAGGGAAGTTATGGTGGCCGGAGAAGGCGGCATGGTTCGACGCGCTGAAGCAGGAGTTCCTTCGGTTCCCTGCGGGTAAGCACGACGACCAGATTGACTCGCTGGCATGGTGCGTGCGCCTGACGCTGAGCAAGAGCGCGCCGCGCATCGCGGAGCCGCCGAGAATAAAAGGGTGGCGCGACAGACTGGCGGAGATGGACTTCTCCGGCACCAGCCACATGGCGGCGTAGCGCGCATGAAGCCGGTAGAGTTCTTCCCGTCTCGCTTCGCACGCCCACCGAAGCGGTTCCGTGTGGCAGTCATCGGTATGGCGCAGGCCATGAAGCACAGGCGCAGCCGCGCGAGCATAACGGCTGGGTGGACGGCGCTGATGCAGCGCGTACGAGCCACGGTAAGAATATTCTATACACGCACCACAGGGCTGTGGATGGGGGCCACGCTGCGCGTGTCGCACAACGCTCCCGACACGTTTCTTCCCACGTCGCATTTTATCTACATAAAGAACCGCGTGTCGGTCCCGCGCAGCGTGTTCCTCCTGAACGAGCCGGACTTCACACACGACAGCGTCGGTACAATCGAGTACGCCAATCTGGCGCGTAACGCATCTGTGCAGAGTTACAACCGCCCTCACAGCGGGGAAGAGGCGTGGTCGGTGTACTTCGACGCAGGTCTGGACGTGCTCAGCGACGTCGGCGGGAACTTCACTACCTTCACGTTGTATGCACTGGACGAGCAGATGCGAATTCCGGTGAAGGTGTACGGTACCCACGATGACTTGACCCAGCTCTCGACGGCGAGCGCAGCGGGTCTCGTCCCCGGCGTGCTGTGTTATAGCCTAGACCGGCGCGCTGTGGTTTTGATACACGTGAGCGACTCTATCGCCGACTTGACCGGCGCTGTGTTTGCTGTGTTCATCGGCGGCACAGCCGGCGTGTTGTCGGAGTTCGACGGTACGACACCGTTGGAGGCGCCCTTAGTAAGGGTGTATACATATGCCCATCCGGGTATGTTCTACGCAAGCACTACCATGCTCACCAAGATACACACCGGCACGACTGCCCTGATCGACGTGGAGTGGGCGTATATGACGGGTCCAGCGGCGCCCTTCGAGTATACGCATGACTACGTAGTGGTGTCAGGTAAGACACAGACGGCGGACGTGGTGGGGGACCTGCAGATGTACGCGCTGTACAACACTCCCCCGTACCTCATGCGTACGTTCCCACTGGCTCACTACGCCCCGTCGACATATACGATAATGTCGTACATCGGGGGCACTGACAGCATAAACCGGTTCTTGTCGTACTTCGCCCTCCTCCCTGACGGGAACTGGGAGCAGGGCACGATCCCATTCGGCGGGTCGGAGTTTCAGTATCCGGACGCAAACCTGCACGGGCTGTTCAGAAGCGTGGTGTACTTCACCGATAAAGGCGAGCGAGTGGTAGGTACGTCAGTGGGTGAATACATCTATGTGGAAATATCCGGTACATGGGGGATATGGGGGCACTACGTTACATTCGGGGCCGCGTCATTCTACTGCGTAGACACAAGCTCCCCAGCTTCAGGGTTTGCCTCCGCCCCCACGCACTGTAACGACGGCTTGACTCGGGTGTTGTTCTGGGGGGCGGGGTTCACGTCCATTGATGAGATGATGGCGAACTTGCCCAACCCGAACCTGTACTACGCGGGATACAGCACACTGTGGGAGATATGCGCAGAGACCGGTACCGCCACACGGCTGGAGGCAGCCGGAGGGCACCCCGGATGGATACGTTCAGAGGACTACCTCCACTGGTCCACCCTCTATGGGGGCTCCGGGCGGATAGGGCTGTATGCGTCCAGTGGAAGACACAGGGTGGTGGAGATACGGGTAGAATCGCCCGGCGTCACGTTCTCCCGCCTGTACTACACGGACGACAGTGGGGGCTGGAAATTACTCGTAGAGGCGAACAGCTCGAATGTGTTGCTTACTGGGGAGGAGGTAGGGCACGTATGCTCCACTGCATGCGACGTCATAGTAGCCGTTTCCGGTAGGGTGTTCGACTCCGCAACAGACCCGGCGGTGTTCTCGCTATACAGCACTCGCGACGCAGTCTTGAAGGAGATATACAAGTTCACCCACCCATCCGGGATCACTACAGGGTCGTGGACGTTCGGCACCATGCGCGTAGACGACACCGGGGAGAATGTCTACCTGATGGCGTCATATGTGGAGGAGGTTGATTACTGGAACGTGACCCCTGCGGTTGTGGTGCGGATACTCCACATCGACATGAAGCATGCGAAGGTGTACGTGCCGTATGAAGAGCGGTTCGGAGATACCCCGGCAGCGGAGCAGATGCGGGGTATCTACCCAGCAGGGAATTATTTCGGATATACCACGCGGATGTGCTTTGACACACAGGGGTTCGTAAATACAAGCGGAAACTCGTTCTACCTCGTCGTGCGAGAAATCTATTAACCTGCCATTGACTGTTTACGACGCTTTCTGATATTCTCAAACGCACTCCAAGAGGACTCGCGATATGCCAATAAATGATGATGTATCAACAGAGCAGTGGTATCGTTATCGCTGGATGGTGGAGCGCGGTCATTATCAGTTTCTTGAAAAAGCATACAAGTGTGATCAGTTCTTCGCAGGAGAGCAGTGGAACGAGACAGACATCAACGCGCTAAAATTGCAGAAGCGCCCGGCGATGACTATCAACAAGATCATCTCCACTGTAGGCACAATCATGGGGGAGCAGATTTACAACCGCAACGAGGTGCTGTTCAGGCCATCTAACGGCGCCACACCAGAAGTGGCAGAAGCTCTATCGAAGGTCTGGATGCAGGTCTCCCAGAACAACCAGCTCCCGTGGGTACGCTCAGATGTGTTCGCGGATGGCATTATCCGTTCACGTGGTTTCTACGACGTACGCATGGACTTCAACGACGCCATGCAGGGCGAGGTCCGAATATCCCAGTTGAACAGCAAGAACGTAATCATCGATCCAGACGCGGAGGAGTACGACCCCGACATGTGGAACGACGTGATCATCACCAAGTGGCTCACGGCTGATGACATCGAGGTACTGTACGACAAGGAAGACGCGGACTACTTTCGTACGAAGGTAGAGTCCTCGTTCCCATATTCATATGACTCCGTAGAACGCTACCGTGATCGCTTCGCCAGTCAGATGTTGGGCGGGGCGTACTACGGCATGCTTGATCGCACGTTCGTGCGCCGGTCAGTCCGCACGTTGGAGCGGCAGTATCGAAAGATGGACAAGCAGAACCACTTCGTCGACATCGAGACTGGCGATATGCGCCCGGTGCCTGACGGTTGGGACAGGAACAAGATTTCCTCTGTGCTGGAGAAGGCGCAGGGCCAGCTCAACGTCATCAAGCGTACCGTCAAGCGAATCCGCTGGACAGTTACAGCAGACAATTTGGTCCTGCACGACGACTGGTCTCCATACAAGCACTTCACTGTAGTCCCATACTTCCCGCATTTCCGCTATGGCAAGACCATAGGCATCGTAGAGAATCTGCTTGGACCACAGGAAATCCTGAACAAGGTGTCCAGTCAAGAGCTTCATATTGTGAACACAACGGCTAATTCCGGCTGGAAAGTCAGGGCAGGCGCGCTGCGTAACATGTCTATCGAGGATTTGGAGCAGAGCGGGGCGCAGACCGGGCTGGTGCTGGAACTCGACGACATCAACAACGCCGAGAAGATTCAGCCTAACCAGACTCCTACCGGGCTTGACCGTATCAGCTATAAGGCCGAAGAACACATCAAGTCTATCTCTAACGTCAGTGATTCCATGCAGGGGTTCGACAGGGAGGACGTAGCTGCGAAGGCCATCGCCTACAAGCAGCAGCGCGGGTCTGTGAACCTGACCAAGGTCATGGACAACCTTGAGCGTTCCGATTGGATACTCGCACGTAATGTGCTCGACCTGATACAGGAGTATTACACGGAGCACCGCATCGTTACGATCACGCACGACGACGTGCTCAAGGAGCCAGAGACGATAGAGGTGAACAAGGCCGACCCCACTACAAGCGCAATAACCAACGACCTCACGTTGGGCGAGTACCAGATCACCATCACCTCGCAACCATTCCGCGCGACGATGGAGGACAGCCAGTTCGAACAAGCACGCGCACTGAAAGAGATTGGCGTGGCTATCCCGGACAGCGTACTTATCGAGGCCAGCCGCCTGCAGCGCAAGGGGGATATTCTCAAGCAGATGTCCGGCGACCAAGAGACTCCGGAGGCACAAGCGGCGAAAGCACTACAACAGCGTCAAGCCGAGGCTGAGGTAGGCAAGCTGGAGGCGGAGGTTGCAGACAAGCATGCCGACGCCAGCCTGAAGACCGCGCGTGCGCAGAAAGAAGGAATGGAGGCGCAGGGCGGGACGGGCGCCGAGATGGCTAAGATGGAGCGCGAGCACGAGATGGAGAAGGAGCGCACCGGCATGGAGATGGACATGAAGCGCGAGGAGATGGACATGAAGCGCGAGGAATTCCAGATGAAGCTGCAGTTCGAGCGTGAGAAGCATGAGCAGGACATGAAGATAAGGGCGGAGGAGGCAGCGCAGCAGGCCGAAGACAGGCGGCAGGACGCTATACTCAAACGCCAGCAGATGTTGCAGCAGCAAGAAGAGCAGGAAGATGAACCCACCTCACACGAAGGAGAAATGTAATGAAACTATTCCAACGGCTACTGAACTTCTACATCATGCGCGCCGTAGACGGCGATGATGGCGGAGCTGTAGATCGCGGCGATGCTGTAGTCGCCGGTGAAGTTGAAGCACCCGCCGAGGCAGAAGCAGCGGCGGAAGAAGCGCCGGAGGAGAGCGTTGACGAACAACCACGCGGCGAGGACGGCAAGTTCGCCAAGAAGGACGGTCCTATCAGTATTCCAAAGGCTGAATTTGACCGCCGTATAGAGCAGTCGCGCTTGGCGAAGGAGGCGGCAGAAGCACGTGCTGCCGATCTGGAGCGACAGATTCAGCAACAGACACAGAACGCGGACATCAAGGCGTTGAAAGAGCAGCGAGCTGTCATCAGTGAGAAGCTGGAGACTGCCCGCATGGAGGGCGACAAGGATCGCGCACTGGAGCTTGGGCGTCAGGTAGAGGCGATCACAGAGCAGATCGAGGACGTGAAGCTGGCGAACAACACCGATAGAATCCGCGCCGAAGCCCGTGAAGAAGTGCGCATGGACCTGACTATTGAGCGGCTCGAGGCGGCGTATGACATTCTACGTCCAGACTCAGAAACGTTCGATCAGGATGTGGTTGACATGGTATTGGCTACTCAGCGCGACCTTATGGCGCGCGAGCGTCTACCAGCCAGCCGCGCGTTGGAGACTGCGGTGACGAAGGTGATGTCGAAGGTCATGCCTGCGGCTACCGACGACACGAAGTCTACCGGCCTGTCTGCGGCGAAAGGCTCAGACCGAGCCAAGCAGCAGGTAGCAAAGAATCTGGACACGACGAAACGCCAGCCCGCCAGCATGAAAGAGGTGGGTGAGGACAGCGACACCAGAGGTCAGCGCGCTGCTGATCCCGACGTGGCGGACATGTCCTTCGAGGAGTTCTCGGCGTTGCCGGATGCAACGAAAGCCCGCTTGCGCGGTGACTCAATTTAGGAGACTGATATGGCATGTAAACCAAAGAAGTCCGGCGGTAAAAAGCCACCCAAGAAATGTTGACACTGTTGTCCAATCTGATGTACTCTCTGACGTAACAAAGCGTCTGCCGGGTACGCAAAATACCCGGCACTTCGTATGACGGCGACGATACAGCGTCATGTAGTGCTTCGTAAGTACGCGACGACACAGCGTTCCGGCTCCACCTCCGTAAAGGTTGAACTCTCGCGCACCGCAGCGACACCGTGGTCTGAAACCTGACACAGTCTGTCAGCACAAGCGTTTAACTTTTTCAACAAAGGAGAGCCAAATGGCACTTACTAATTTTGCGTTGCTCACCAACGAGCAAAAGACTGTATGGTCGCTGGACTTGTGGAAACAAGCCCGTAACCTGTCGTTCATTAACAAGTTCTTGGGGCGTGATTCCAACGCTCTTATCCAACACGTAACCGAGCTGAAGAAGACTGAAAAGGGCGCACGCGCCGTTATCACTCTGCTGACCGACGTCGAAGGCGACGGTATTGCCGGGGATCGTACTCTGGAGGGCAACGAAGAAGCTCTGAAGAGCTTCGACACCGTGATCCGTCTGGACCAACTGCGTCACGCGCATCGTCACGAAGGCCGTATGGCAGACCAAAAGTCTATCATCAACTTCCGTGAAAACGCCCGCGACCAGTTAGCTTATTGGCTTTCTGATCGTCTGGACCAACTGGCGTTCCTGTCTCTGGCAGGCATCGCTTATTCGTTCAAGAACGCTGGCGGCACCCGCATCGGTTCTGACCTTCCGTTCCTTGAGTTTGCCGCTGACGTAGTGGCTCCTACCTCCAAGCGTTATGGCCGTTGGGATGCTACCAACAAGCGCATGGTATGGGGCGGTGCATCCAGCACAATCTCCGGTAACCATTACTCCACTGGCGCGTATATCGCGACCAACGGCGGAGACACTGCCGCTGACTATCCCACATGGAACATGCTCGTAGCTGCCAAGGCGTACGCCAAGGACAATTACATCCGTGGTATCCGTGAAGATGGCGGCGAAGAAACTTACCACGTGTTCCTGTCCCCACAAGCGATGTCTCGCCTGAAGATGGACACTGACTACATGGCTAACTTGCGGTACTCCTCTAGCAAGGACGTCAACAGCAAGCTGTTCAGCGGGTCTACGGTAAAGGTCGACGGTCTGTATCTGCATGAGTTCCGTCATGTGCCTAACACACGCCTTGCAGCCGGCGGGTCCAAGTATGGCGCTGGTAACATCGACGGTTGTCAGGTTTTGTTCTGCGGTGCTCAAGCATTGGGTATGGCAGACATTGGCGCACCAGAATGGGTCGAGAAGGGCTTCGACTACGAGAACCAACAAGGTATCTCGACTGGCAAGATCATCGGCTTCAAGAAGCCGCAGTTCTACACCCAGTATTCCGGCGGCACTACCGAAGACTTCGGTGTGCTTTCTATTTACACCGCGCAATAAGGAGGCCGGATCATGGCTAAGAAACTTGCTGTTCGTGGAACTCAGTACCCTGTAACTGCTGAGTTCATCTTCAACTACAACGACTGGGTGACTGATTCAGGTTCCGGGGTGAAATACACCTTCGGCGCTGCAGTCACAAACACCGGTACCGCAACTGCTGTAGACCCCGGCACTGGTATTGTAGAACCCGGCCTGACATCCGGTACAGGGCTGACATTTGACTGTATCCCTATGCCGCTGGGCGCTTACATCACTGGAGCGGAGGTCAACGTCGAAACCGCGTACGTCGGTATCGGTGCTGGCGCCACCCTGTCTCTGGGCATCGCTGGCTCCACCACTGCGCTGGTCAACGCTGCTGACTTGGATGCTGCTGCCGCTGGTGCGAAACTCACCATCGCTACGTTCACTCCTACGCTGAGCAATTCCGGTCAGAATATCCGCCTGACTTTGGCCGGGCTGACTGCTGCTGCTTCCGCTGGTAGGGTTCGCGTACGCGTGAACTACACTATCGACGGTAAGGTCAACGAGGTGTCGGCAGTTTAAGAAGTGATAAGGGCTAGGGGGGCATATCGCCCCCCTTTTTTTAAGTAGAGGAGATAAACGTGCCAGATTATGTGCTGCACCGCGACCATACACTTCAGACTCTAGCCGGACGTAGCATCGCGTTCAGAAAGGGTGCTCCAACATGGGTTCCGCCAGAGTGCGAGAAAGACGCGATTCATATCGGAGCAGTGCCTGTAGAGGGCGAAGTAAAATTTCTCGAAGATGAGCAAGATGTACCAGTTGAGCTGAGCATGCAGGAGCGCACAGCCAAACTGAATGATTCGTTCGCCGCTATGGAGGCTCGCAACGGTGTAGAAGAGTTCCGCAACGACTTCACGGCGCAGGGTGTCCCGAACCTGAAGGTGCTGTCTGCACTCACCGGATTCGAGGTGCTTGGCAAAGAGCGTGATGAGGCGTGGAAGCAGTATAGACTTGGTAATGCGTGATGCTATCCGGTGATCTGTACGACTATTTCAAGTCAGACGTCGTAGACTTAGAAGACCCCCCTCTGTGGACTGAAGCAGAGACGTTCCTCTACATGAACGACGCCTACCGGATGTTCGTCAGGCTCACCGGGGGTATCCCCGACTCCACTTCGCTATTGACACAGGTCCCTATTCAATCGGGGACTGCGTTCGCTGACGTTGACCCGCGAATCCTGCGGTTCCGACTGGCCTACAAAGTATCCAACGGCGAAGAGCTTGTCATCGTCAACCAAGAGGAGCTACACAATCTGACCCGCTCGGACTATGGTGTGGTACGCCCGCTCGTAATAGACAATTCCGCTGGGGCAGTGCAATACATGGTGGTAGGGCAAGAGCGCAATATGGTTCGATGGGTGCAGATTCCCGTTGTAGATGATACAGCGCAGATTTCGGTGTACCGGCTCCCACTCGATACCATCGATGAAGGTGACATGGGGTTCGCGTTCCCTGAGATCGGGGAAGAACACCACGAGCATCTATCGCTATGGATGAAACATAGGGCGTATAGTAAACAAGACGCCGAGACGTTCGATAGAGGGCGCGCTGCTGACAACAAGAAACAGTTTGAGGACTATTGCGCTGCGTCGAAGGCCGAATGGGAGCGGTACAAGCACAAGACACGTGTCGTTAGCTACGGCGGACTCTGATGACCGATGAAAACTTCAACCGCAGGCTATCGGACGCGCAGGCAAGCGGAGCTGTAGCAGCATTACAGGCCGAGATACGATTGATGACCGGCGGGGTCAGCAAGCTGACCGACGAGGTTAGGGAGAATTCTAGGCAGTTAGCAAGATTATCCGTACTGGAGGCCAGTCACCAGACACACGAGGCCGCGCTGGGACGGGCGTTCCGGGACATCAACCGGGTAGAAGGCGAAGCAAAATTGCACGAAGAGAATCAAGTCAAGGCGAACAACCGATACGATAGAATAATCTCGTTCATGTTCGGCGCGAGCGTAGCAATATCGATAGTGTGGTCTATAGTAGGGTATCGAATAAACGAGAATATAGACTCCGTGATGAAGACAGCGGCGGACATGCGGGTGCACATGCAGGAATCAGATGGGCATACGCACGCCCGCGCTGCGGGCGGCGGATGAAGCACGATATAACAGAGCAGATCGGGCACTGTACCGCGTGTCACGGATATTTTGTACTGGGGGTCGAAGGTGACGGTGATCAGTGCGACAGGTGCCGAGACGCTGAGGAGCCGGACCACTCCCTCGGCGCGGAGTGGGACCACTTGAGCGACAGTCCAGAAGTAAGGAGCGGGTAATAATGACACAGTTGAGCTTGCATTTCACGCTGGAAGAACTTACGTTCTCACAAGAGGCCGTCAGGAAAGGTATAGACAACACCCCCACCCCCGCCGCAGCAGAACGTCTAGAATATCTAGCCGCCGGCTTGGAACACATACGAAAGGTGCTCGGCCTACCGATGCACGTGAGTTCAGCCTACCGATGCCCCGCACTTAACTCGCTTATCGGCGGGTCTCCCACCTCAGCACACATGGACGGCGACGCCGCAGACTTCGAGTGCCTGCTTGACCCCCGCACGGTGTGCGCGATGATAATGACCTCCGACGTAAGATTCGACCAATTGATAATGGAGGGCACATGGACACATGTCAGCTTCAGCCCACGCATGCGGCACGAGGTGCTGACCGCCGTGTTCAAGAACGGCGTGGCGGCGTACTATACAGGGCTATCAAAATGAGTTACACAACTGTAGGAGGGAGACGATTTCTCCTTACCTGTTTGACTGTGGCAGTATCATGCGTGTTGGTGTGGTACGGCAGAATCACACCTGATGCGTGGGCGATGGTCCAGTTGGGCACCGTAGTTGCATACATCACAGGAGCCTCGTACGAAGCATTGAAAGCCCAGAAGTGAGCGTGCTCATACATGTAGAGGACACCGGGCGGATACAGGTCTGCCGGCTAGACTCAACGGATGTCGAGTATCTCATGGTGAAGCGCAAGGACGGGTGCACACACTGCTACGAGATTCTGGAGTTCGAGCGTATAGCGAATAACGACGACCTCATGGCCCTACAGCACGAAGTCGTCGCGCTGAAACAGATGTTGGATGCATATAGAAGGATTCAACATGGCAGTGAATGACGTTCTGTTGCTGTTCATAATGGCATTTGTCATCGGGATAGCAGCGGGGCTGACAGCGTGGGTCGTGCGGGGGATGCGGACCGATATCGATTACCTGAAGCATGAGATCAGGGTACTGCGGACACTTGTGGAAGACTACATGATAGGGAAAAAGTAATGTGGACACTGTTATGGGGGTTACGAAGTCAGATTGGCCTTGGCCTGATCGTATTGGCAGTCCTTGGGTACATCGCGGTACTGAAGAGCGACATAAGCACTCTGACCAAAACGGTGGTAACACTAAATGCTCAGCTTGCAGAAGCCAGTGTAAGCCTGTCGATGGAGAAGGCGACGAGTGCTCGATTACAAGGAGTATTAGAGAAACTTTCCGAAGAGGGCAAACGCAGGACAGCGAATGCTGCGATGTGGAAGGGCAAATTCGAAAGCAGCGAGAAGCAGTGGCAAGGGGTGGTTGGTGGCCTGACTGCCTTTCGCCCGAACCCAAAGGAGACCGATTGTGACGCGGCTATTCGGCTATTGCATACTGCTCATTAGTCTGGCAGGATGTGGACATAACCCCTTCAAGCAGGAGGTGTCCTATGTCGAGATACCTACTCCGACGTCGTGTGTTACGTGGGAGCCTAGTCGCGAGGTTTCGGAGTTCGAGAAGACGACTGGTGATGGATCGTTATGGGAACAAGTAAAGGCGTTGCTGGTTGATCGTGCCAACGACCAGCGATTTATCGAAGGGCAAGCCTCTGTCATCAGCGGCTGCAAATAAGGAGCGACATCATGGCAAATGCAATCTACCCGAAGTATAAAGAAGCACTGCTGACCGCCGGGGCAAGTTCAGCCTTGAACGGGTCCGGCACCACCGGTGTTTACGCCGTCCTGTACGATACAGGCGTACGTGCGTATACATCGACGGATCAGTTCTACACCGACTGCTCGTCCGCGTTCGTAGGGACTCCGGTTGAGATCGGTGCAACGAAGGCGTATACCAACGGCGTGTTCGACGGAGCCGATGTGACATGGACAGCCGTCTCTGGGGCGTCGTGCGAAGCTATTGTGATCTATGTCCAGAATGCCGGGGCTAATACCACATGGCGCTTGGTAGCGTTCTTGGACTCCAATGTAACTAACCTGCCAGTTACACCTAACGGCGGCAATATCACCGTTACTTGGAACGCATCTGGGGTGTTCTCACTGTAATGCCTAGATACGCGGACAGGGTGAAAGAGACCACGGCAACGACTGGCACGGGGACGATTACATTCAGCGGCGCGTCTACTGGGTTTCAGACGTTCGCGAGCGGTTTCCCATCCGGTATACGTCCGTGTTCTATAGGGTACGCTATCGAGGATGGTTCAGCGTGGGAGGTAGGCAGGGGAACGCTTAACTCCTCCGGCACGACACTGACACGCGATATCATCCGCGCGTCGTCCACCGGATCGGTGCTGTCTCTATCCGGGTCTGCCGTGGTATTTTGTACGCCGGCAGCGGAGATGATAGACAACGCAAACATAGGGCAAGTGATGGCGCAAGCAACAGGCCAAGCGATGCCGTAAGGAGAGTATCATGGCTGGAAATAACGACCCAATCTATAGCAAGGTTGGCAGCATCACGTCAGTAGCCGTAACCGCTGCCAACACATCATCCCAAGGTGGCGGAACTATCGGAACCGACATCTTCTTGGCCTTTACGGCAGACGCGACCAATGGGTCATTCGTACGTGATGTGCGTATGCTCCCGACATCTACGGCAGCAGCTACGAATACCACAGCCACCGTGGCACGGGTGTTCCTGTCTACAGTGTCGTCTGGGGCCACCACATCGAGCAACACCCATCTGATTGGAGAGCTGGCACTAGCGGCTCAATCGGCGGATAACACCACCTCCGCCGTGTACCCGGTAGTGTTACCACTCAACTTCGCACTTCCGCCGGGCATGACGATCCTTGTTACCAACCACGCCGCTCCGGCAACAAACACGCTGTGGAAAATAACTGTCACAGGGGGTAGTTACTAATGCTCCGGGCACAGATCAACTTCCTGTCTACGATCACCGGCACTGGGTGGATGTATATAGACGCCGTTAGCCGCGAGGTGGTCAAGGTCACTGACCCCGACGGAGTCGAGGTGTCCAGCGAAGTTCCGTACTCCTACGAATGCGTGGGTGAATGGGAAGATGCTTGATCTATACCACACGCCGTCGTCGTTATTAGCTGACCGTCAGATATTCTACGGCGTTGTAGCCTCTCAGGCTCAACCGGTGCCGTGGTTCAAACCGCGCGGAAAATCATTCCTCCGCATTCTCTGCTTGGGCGGGGGAGGTGGAGGTGGTTCCGGATTTGTCGGTGCTGCGTCTGCTGCTGGAGGGGGTGGAGGGGGAGGAGGCGGAGCGCAATGTACTGTGACCTTACCGCTGGTCCTAGTCCCCGATGTCCTGTTCATAACCCCCGGAAAAGGGGGAGCGCCAAGTACTGCCGGCGGCGCGTCTGCAGTAAGTATGTCATATGTTACCGGGGTAAATAGCTGCTATATAGCCTTCGCTAACGGAGGGGGGCAAGGGTCGGACGCAAGCGCAGTCGGGGCCGCCGGCGTTGGAGCTGCGGGCACGGTGACTGGCATATCATTAGCGTCCGGGGTTTTGATGGGAGGGCTGCTTCTTACTAACGTGAGCACACTCGGCTCAAACGGGGGGGCCGGGGGCGCGGCCACGACGGGAGCAGCAGGAGCAGCTGCGACGTATGGGAACAGCGGGGGTCTCGGATGCGGCGGCGGAGGTGGGGGGGCTATAGGGACTACCGCGAATGGTGGGGCCGGGGGGAACGGATCATCATATGGAACGAACGGTTTCCCCGGTATAGCTATCGGCGGGGTAGCATCTGCCGGAGCCGGAGGCAGTGGAGGGGGAGGAGTGAGTTTCCCTATGGGCTTTCTATTCGGCACCGGGGGAGCGGGCGGAGCTGGATCGGCGTTTAACTCCGCTACGAGCGGGGGGGACGGGGGCAACGGGGGTATAGGTAGCGGCGGCGGCGGCGGCGGGGCATGTTTGACCGGCGGCGTCGCTGGTAGGGCCGGAAACGGCGGCCCCGGCGTAGTAGTGATGATATGTTGGTGACAATATGCTAGACATGTTTCATACCGCGAATGACGGGAACACACAGGTGTTTGTGGGAAGAGTATGTACCGCTTCTGCCCCGGTGATATGGACGCCTTGGTTCAAGCCTAGAGGGAAGTCCATGATGCACATCCTTCTTATCAGCGGAGGAGCAGGGGGAGGGGCAGGGCGGGTAGGATCAGCATCTGCGTCTGGAGGCGGCGGCGGAGGAGGCTGCGGGCCAATCTACACCGCACTATATCCGCTGTCGGATGTGCCGGATGTACTATTCGTGAGCGCCGGGGACGGAGGGCTGGGGGCGACTACATCAGGCGGGATAGGAAATGCTGGCTCGATGTCGTTCGTAGCTTCGGGGGCAAATAGCAATACCGGATTTGTTATAACGTCTACGTCAGCCGGGGCGGCGGGGCAAGGGGGTTCGGCCGCTAGTTCCGCTGCGGGGGGAACGGCGGCTTCAGCGTACGCCGTTGGGACGGGGTGGGGAGGTCTGACAGGGATATTAGGGGTAGCAACCAGCAGCACGGTTGGGCAGGCAGGAGGGTCCGGGGGCACGGCTACCACGGCGGCGGCAGGATCGGCTATCGCTACCCCTACCACCGGGCTGCTACTTACGGGAGGAGCGGGGGGCGGAGCGATAGGCACAACCGCGAACGGAGGGGCAGGAGGGGCCGTGGGGGCGCTGTGTACTATACCGGGAATCCCCGGAGGTCTGGCGTCTGCAGGAGCAGGCGGGAACGGTAACGCCGGATATAAGTGGCCGGGGTTCGGCCCATTCCTCAATACAGGAGGTTCTGGCGGAGCAGGCTCAGCGTTTAACTCGGCAACTGCTGGAGGCTTCGGCGGGGACGGCGGGTATGGGTGCGGCGGCGGCGGGGGCGGAGCATGCCTCACTGGCGGGGTAGTCGGGCGCGGCGGAAACGGCGGCCCCGGAATTGTGATAATCACGTGCTGGTAACTAGGGTCCATCATGCTTGACCTATACTATATGACCAACCAGAAGACCGACGTGCAGATATTCACCGGCACTACTGCGGCGTTCGGGTCGCAATTCACACTGTGGTTCAAGCCTCGCGGCAAATTTTCTGTACTGAATATAATCTGCATCGGAGGCGGAGGCGGAGGCGGGGGTGGGTTCGTGGGCGCGGCATCAGCCGCAGGAGGCGGCGCTGGAGGAGGTTCTGCCGCGCAGTTCTTCGGTACATTCCCACTATGGATGCTCCCCGACGTACTGTATATACAGCCCGGAGCGTGGGGGATTGGGGGGACTGGGTCTGGGGTAGCAGGCGCCGCTGGGGGGACATCATATGTAGCATTGGCCCCCACCACGTCAGGGTCTATTATTGCTCAAGGGTCTGGAGGGCAGGGGGGTAACGCGGGGGCAGCATCCGGCGCAGCTACTGGAGGAGTGGCGGGGGCGGTAACTACCATAGCCACCACTATAGGCGCGTTTCTGTCTGGATACTACGTTACCAACACATCCCTCATAGGAGTAGGCGGTGGGAACGGAGGAACCGCTACAACCGCAGGCGCAGGGGCGACTCCGGGGTCGTCCACAGGCGGGCAGTGCTGCGCACCGGGAGCGGGCGGCGGGGCGGTGGGAACTACCGGTAACGGGGGTAACGGAGGGTCGCCTTCTGCCGGCGCTCAGTTACTTTTCCCGCCGGCTGGAGGTATAGCTGGAGGCGCGGGGGCTGGGGGTAGTGGGAACCCCGGATTCGCATACACAAGCCTGTTGGGAGCTGGGTTCATGAATACAGGAGGAGGAGGAGGGGCAGGGTCTGGATTCAATTCCGCCACCTCCGGTGGAGCGGGTGGACAGGGAGCTTTCGGCGCCGGTGGAGGAGGAGGAGGGGCATGCTTTACCGGGGGAGTAGGCGGAGCCGGAGGCCACGGCGGAAGTGGTATAATCATCATGACTTGCTCGTGAGGACAATATGCTAGGTTTCAACCCGATAGCAGCGTTACCTATAGCGACAGCACCTTCGGCGTCGGGGCCGAGCACGCAGACTCTTACGCAGTCTGCGATATTCGCGAACAGCAGTACGTTTTACACCCACGCGTTAGCTGGGTCGGCGCAGACGCTCACACAATCTGCCATCCATGCGAACAGCAGCACGTTCTACACACACCTGTTAACTCCGGGCGTCCGTACACTTACTCAATCTGCAATCTTCGGCAATGCGCAGACGTACTATACGCACGCGCTGGCGACGACCTCCTCCCTCACTGCGTCTACGATGTTCGCCAACGCGCAGACATATTACACGCATGTATTGAGCCAAGTAGGAGCGCAGACGCTCACACAGACGTCGACATTCACGGCCAGCCAGTCATACTACACGCATGTATTGTTGGCTACCGTCGCTATGCCGCAGTCGGCCATATTTGCGAACAGCAATACATTCTACACGCACGTGCTGGGCGTGGTCAGTCAGCTAACACAGTCTTCGATGTTCGCGAACAGCAACACGTTTTACACGCACGCGCTATCGGTAGGGGCGGTGACGCTCACTCCGACTTCGATGTTTGCCAACGCGCAGACATACTATACGCACGTGCTGTCTCTGCTCGGAGGGCCGCAGACGCTCACTTCGACGACTATGTTTGCGAACGCGCAGTCGTTCTATACCCAGACTATAAGCACGACTCTTACGCTCACTCCGACGACTATGTTTGCGAACGCGCAGACGTATTACACGCATGTGCTGATACCGCCGCCTAGAACTCTTACACAGTCCGCTATCTTTGCGAACACGCAGACGTTCTACACTCACGCGCTATCTGTCGGGGCCGCGTCGCTCACGCAGTCTTCGCTATTCGCGAACAGCAACACGTTCTACACGCACGTTATTGGGACGTCGGGGGCAGCGCAGACACTTACGCAATCTGCGCGGTTCAATAGCTCCAACACGCTGAACTACCAGCATGTGCTGCAAGCCTCCAATGCGCTCGTCCAGTCAGCCATATACGCGAATGGCAACACGTTCTACACGCATTCACTGACCGTCGCTGCGGCTACGCTCGTGCAGTCGAGCAGGTTTAGCAACGTCAATGATTTCTACGTGCACGTTATTGGTGGGGGGATCATAAGCCATGTTTATGTGCCGCCGTCGATTGTGCTCACCACCACTCATAAAACCGCCGTACTTGCGAGCCGCATGAGCAGGATAGATGTCTTGCCGAACGACCTGTTCTGACATACTATAATCGAGGCAGCGCACTCTTGGAGATACCGAAATGGCGAAAAAGGAAGACATAGTTATCACGCAAGGCAAGACCTATATGCACGAGGTCAGGTGGCAAACAACGCCCATTGTCTACAAGCCGATCACCGGTATAACCAGAGCAGCACCATGCGTAGTGACCGCTGCTGCTCATGGGGTACCTGATGGCTGGCCGGTAGCCATAGTCTCCGCGTCCGGGATGACGCAGATCAACGCCCGTACTCCGCCGAAGGACCACGAATACAAGACCGCGACGGTACTGACTACTAACACTATCGAGCTGAATGATGTGAACTCGGCGGCGTATACCGCCTATACCAGCGGCGGGTATGTTCAGTATTACACCCCGCATGAATTGGCTGGATATACCGCGCTTCTGGTAGTAAAAACAAAGGTTGGGGGCACAGAGCTATTGCGCTTGACCAGCGCCACAAGTGCCATCGTTATCGACGATGCAAAGAAATGCATCACGGTCCGCATCGACGCTGTTATAACGGCAGCGTGGACGTGGACACGTGGGGTGTATGAGCTGGAGTTACACTCATCCAGTGAAGAAGTGACCGCCATCTTGCATGGCACGATAAGTGTAACCGCTGAAATCGCAACCACCACATAGGAGATCAACATGGCTGCAATGTCTGACTATCTGGAGAACAAGCTGATCGACCACATCTTCCGTGGTGTGTCGTTCACTGCTCCGTCCAACCTGTATGTCGCACTGCTGACTGCGAACCCGACTGACGCTAATACGTCCGGCGGCAACGAGCTTGGCACCACGACTCCGAACAACTATGCGCGCGTCAACATCGCGGCCAATACTACCAACTGGGCATCCACCGGTGGCGCGACTACTACGACCAATCCGTCGGCTGGTACTTCAGGCACCACCTCGAACAACGGCGTTGTTCAGTTCAACACCCCGTCCGGTAACTGGTTTAACGGCGCGGGTCCATCTGCGTCCACGATCACTTACTTTGGTATCTACGATAGCGCGACTATCGGCGGGGGAAACCTTCTATTCTACGGTGCGCTCACGAATTCGAAGACTGTGAACAATGGGGACGCTGGCCCGTCGTTCGCTATCAGTGCGCTGTCTATCCAGATAGACAACTAACAAGGTAGCGGCATGGCCGCGTTTCTTCTAGCGTCGTCAGTACGCGCTGCAAGCACCGCCTCGGTAACTAGACTCACGCAGTCTCAGCCGAGGCTCGCTGCGTCTGTTGTCTGCATCCCATCCGCTTCATACGCCCAGCCGGGAGCTATCTCGGCTGCGGTCACGTGTGTCTGCACGGCGGGGACTTATAACGCGGTTAGTTGGACCACATTCGAGGATGTTAACGTACTACCATCGGTCATAGGGAATGGATACGAGGTAAGGCTCAACTACTTCGGCGGTACTCGATACATGGAGTACAGAGCTATCGGGGGTACAACATGGACGGCGGCTACCGTCGTATGCGATACGGTGCTGTTCTTCAAAGGGATGTTCGTATTACTCAGGGTATACGACTATTGGGACTTTGCGCTTAACGCATATAGGTACGGGCTGATGTCGTGGACATCTGCAAGTACGCCTGCTGAGTTTACGTCCCCCGCACGAGCATATACCGGGCGCGAATTCAACGGGGGCAATGCGTTCTCTTATTTTACAGATGCCGCCGTGCTCGGCGGAGAGATGGTGGTCATGTCCGGGCGCTCGGTGGCGCGTAGCAGTGATGGCATGAACTGGACGCAGTACATGGTGCCGGCTACTGGCAACAGCTATCTGACCGCTAATCGTCAGCGGTTGTTCACAGATGCGTTATGGGGGCACTCGCTGACAGGGGCCGCTAGGGCGTTGGTCTCCGCGAACAGGGGGTCATCGTGGACTGAGATCACACTCCCAACTGGAGATTCCGTGATTGACTACGCCGCGAACGGCACGCACGCTGTGTACATTGTGCTCAACGCTGGGGCATCGTATGTCAGGGTCACGACGGATAGAGGAGCGACGTGGACGTCGTCACAGGTACCGAACTCATCTACGTACTGGTACAACGGCGGATCGTACGCGGGCATAGACGACAAAGGGCGAGTATACACACTGTGGAGTGACCAGTACGACGACGCTCAGGTCGCGCTGTATTACTCAGACGACTATACGAATTGGACGAACATCCCGATCGGCATAACCGGGGTCAATGTAGTACCGGGGCAGGGGGTCATGTTCTTTAACGGGGCTAACGTCGTCATAGCGTATCGGGGGGGTATGAAATGTCGACTGGATGTGGGTACCGTTACAGCGACAGCAGCTCTCACCACGAAGGATTACAGGCTGGACGCGGCGGCGGTATGTGTGTGCTCTACTGTATACGGCGGAGCTACTAGGGTAAGTGCGATACCCCCCGCTTACGGCGATACATATTCCCCTTCAGACCTTCTCCCAGACGGGTCAATGCATTCTACCTCGCTGCTATCCGAAGGCATAGGTACTACGCCGTTCCGCATATTAAGCGTTGTTAACGACGGGGAGTATGTTACCTGCGATCAGGACGGAACAGTGATAAGAACTGACGGGGTAGTAGTGTCGTCCATGCAGCTCCCCCAGATCGGTATTGATGGGTATTCGTACAACATAGAGTATCTAGTGAAGCTCGGCGATATGCACGTAGCATTTAGCAGATTCAACGTGCTGATCTCCACGGACAACTGTGCTACGTGGACTCACGCAATAGCGCCTACGCGTATATACTCCGCCGTATCCACAGGGACGTATTTGGCTATACCGAGCGGCAGTGGGCTTCTCGTGACTACCGACGGGGTTAACTGGACGTCACGATCAACCCCGTCCAGTGATGGTATTAGTAGCAGACTCGCTGCAACGAAGAATGCACTATTCGTCAGCGACACGGCTCATGTATACAGGTCGTTAGACGGCGGAGTTACGTGGACGCAGGTGTTCACTGCCAACACGAACCTATTATCTACAGGGCGATCCTACCAAGACATAGTGTTCGCGGGGCCGTCTAACGATAGTTATAACTATAGTTACACGTCGATATACTACTCGCTGGACGACGGAACCACCTACACGGAAGTCCGTATGCCATACACGAGTATGGTGCCCCAATTCAGGTCGATAGACCGCAGTACCGGGCAGTACATCGCAAAGTCACACGGCGCAGAGGTGTTCACCTTCTCCGGGGCACCGTCGGCAATACAACTTAACACAGCTCCGAACAATATTCTAAATGGTAGTGCGATTGTATCTATCGCTGTGTCTGAAGGGGCGAGTACAACCTTTACAGAGCTAACTCCCGGACCATATTACCCCTCGTCATCAGCTTACGACGGGGCATATTACTTCCTGATGGAGGCGTCGGATGCGCTGGGCGTCATTCAAGACTGGAGGTCTGTGGATGGCGTAACATGGACTGCCTTTAGAGCCAGCCGAATGAACTCAGTCGCGATGGGGTTCTTGGGTAACCTGTATGTCATCGAGCACATTGGGAGTACGAATCCAGCCTCGCTAACGGTTTCAACGGATCACGGTGTGACGTCTAGCGACGTTACACCGGCAGGCATGGTGATTGGGACTAACCCTTGGCTGAGTATGTACGCGTACGATGACGCGTTATACGTGTGGGAGTATACCAGCGCCGGGCAGCGTTGGAAGACGACAGACGGTAGTGTATGGACACTTGTGGATTCAGCCAATCCGGGCTTTGCATCTGCGTCAACCGTCGTAGTAAGAGGATGCTACTTATACGCTGCGAACCAATCCCGGCCATCCTTTTATGTGAGCGGGGATAACGGAGCATCATGGACAGCGAGTAATCCGCCGGGCTGGGCTATCTTCGGGGATGATGGAGTAGTGTTAGCCCTCGTCAGTAACAACCCCATATACGTGTACAGAAGTGACGACTACGGGGCACATTTCTATCTTGTGTCAACTGTGCCGGGGACCTTTGGATATAGAGGATATGCGGCGGGGGTGTTCGTACTATCTGTGTTGTCAGGTAGCGTTTACTCTATGTACTATTCTACCAATAACGGAGATACATGGACGAAGAGGTACAACGGGGGCGAAGCATTGGCAGCTCTGGTGTTCGATCTCGGAGGTAAGTGCTATGCCGTGGGGGTACCTACCTACTCACCTAGTCTGTTGATCGACGGCGAGAAGACAAGCATTGCTCTGCTAGAGTTTCACGCATACCTGACGAGCACAGTGACCTGTGTATCCTCCGCCAGCGCAACCTTTTCGGATGGGTATGCTAACTGCGTGTGCACGGTGCCGGCAGTAAATCTGCAACTGCCGGTAAAGTTTATCGCGTCTGTGGCTATCAGCTTCGACGTGTGGGCGTGGCTTAGAACACAGAGCGCGTTGTATGGGAGTGGAGTGGCGTTATCCACAGCAAGTCTGTCGCGCGGGTGGTTCCTGCACGAGACCCTCACCGCTGTCAGCGCTGCCACAGCCTCCCTCAAGAAGACGCACGATTTAACAGCGCCGATGCTGGTATGCGTGTCATCGATGCGGGATAACGCTAGACTGGTGGCGAGCATACAGAACATACCGTTCGTGTGGCCGGCGGCTCTCACCACGAAGGGGCACACTTACCTAGCTGCTGCAGCGCAAGGCGTCTCTACTGCCAGTGCTCCGCTCGCGTTCCACACCACGCTTATAGCGGACGACGTGTGCTATGACGGCGCGTGGATAGTGGGGGCAACTCTCACTGCTCGTATAGCTCTTGCGAGTACAGCGTCTTGTACACAGGCGATAAGCACGCCCAGCCTACTGACCGCAATACAGCTAGAAGGCACGGCCATCGCGGCTTCTAGCGGCCCTGCGGCTGCACTTACCTCTGCCATCAGTCTGACAGCGTCCGTGACGGGCGGCGCAATATCTACCGCAATACTCTCGCACGACGAGCTGCGGTCAGCGCAGGCTGTCGTAACCCTCGCCACCGGCGACCTGACGCACATCATACGACTCAGCGATGTAGCGGTCATGGAATCCGCAGCTACAGGCGAGTTAACCGCATATATCAATCTGGCGGCAGTAGCTCAGACGGTAGTGACCGCCAGCGGGGCGGCAGCGGTCAGGTCCACGATGGAGGCTATAGTCAGCGCGAATAGCACGGCGATGGCTACGCTTCGCGTGATTATCACCCTGCAGGCCGGCTGTGCTGCGGGGGGTACGGCAACCGGCGATCTCAGCAGCGCGGTGCGTCTGTCCGGCACCGCGCTTGTGTATGCAAGTGTGCTCGAAGCGCTGATTGCTACACATTACCCCGACGAGGCGGTCTATAAGTCATACGTCAGTGTGCTGCTCACACCGTCTAACACGGTGTACACTACCACGAACAGAACCGACGTATTTGTCGCATCAAAGAAGGCAGCATAGGAGAAATCATGGCTCTCAAGGATGTATCATTCAGCGTGGTAAAAGGTGTACGCAACGACGTGGACCTGAACCGCTTCGCACATGCAGACCTATCGGCAGGCATGAACATTGATCTAGACGAGACGGGCCGGTTGATACGGCGCGGCGGTATCGCCCAGATAGAATCCACGGCGTCGCATAGCCTGTGGTCGAACGGCACAAAGGCGTATCTGGTGGCTGGCAACACGATGTACTACATAGATCAGTCACTCAACCGGTGGCCGGTACGCGACATGAACATGACGCGCGTGCGATACGCCGAGATAAACAATGTAGTGTACTGGACGGATGGATTAGAGACAGGGCAGATCGTAGGTAACACACGCTCCACCCGGTTAGGGATAGCGCCCCCGCTGCAGCTATCGGCCACCGTGATCCCCGGCGCACTCAGGGCTGGCCGGTATATGTTCACCATGACTTATGCACGTGTCAACGGGGAAGAGAGCGGCGCGCCTATTTGCGGAGAGATCGTTCTCCCGGTAGACGGAGGGATACAGTTGGACCTCCCGACGTCCAGTGACACCTCGGTATACGAGAAACGAATATACCTGACGGCGTGGAACGGAGAGACTCCGTATCTGGCCGGAACAGTGCTAAATGCCGTCCCCACGGCGAGCTTTGCGGACATGCCGGAGTTGGGCGCAGCAGTGCGTACACAGTTCATGACCGACGCTCCTCCGGGCGTTATAATCAGATACTATGCGGGCCGCTTGTGGATTGCTTACGGGAATTATATATGGTACAGTCAACCGTATGAATACGGTCTTTTTGACCGGCGGTCCGGGTTTCTTGGATTTGACGCTGAGGTGCGGACGATCAGTGTAGTTGCTGACGGTATCTTCGTAGGAACGAGTGAAGAGACTTACTGGTTGAGCGGCACCGACCCTACGCAGATGCAGCTTCAACGCGTCGCGGATTACGGCACTATCCTTGGCACCGAGACCTCCGTGCAAGGGTTGTATTTAACTTCGGACGGTCTGCCCGGTCAAGTCGCATGCTGGTATAGCAACAAAGGCATGTGTATTGGCATGACAGGAGGCCAGATGAAGAATATGACAGGGGGGCGGTACATTCCTCCATCAGCTACAGAAGGGTCAGCTCTTCTGAAGATACGTGGTGGGACACCTCAACTCGTTTTTTCTCTGGAGACTTGATATGCGACTTTCAACTGGGCTGGTAAATAAACTGATGGATACGGGGTCTTTCCGTGACATCTTCTCTAATTTCGTTCTGGATGTATATTCCGGCTCGCAACCCGCGCTGCCAGACAATGCTCCAAGCGGTACGATGTTGTGTACCGTAACTCTGAACGGCAACTCGTACACCCCCGAAACACGCTCCACCGGCACAATGACTCTTACTGGGGGTGCCTCCGGCACTGTCAATACAGTCACCGTCAACAGCGTGGACATCCTCGGTGCGGCAGTGAGCTACACGTCTGATCTGACCACTACTGCTGCTGCGGTGGTTGCCCAGATAAACCTGAACCCCGCCAACAAGTTGTACGTGGCATCCAACGTCGGCGCGATCATCACTATAACCGCCGTCGCCGGCCTCGGCACACTCCCCAACACCTACGCCATTGCTGGCTCGTTGACCACTATTACTGCCAGCTATGCGGCAATGTCTGGCGGGGTTACCGCAGTCAATGGATTGAACTTCGGTTCCGCCGTCGCTGGTGTCATCAGTAAGCCGGTATCCGCTACTTGGCAGGGCACCGTCGCTGTCACTGGCACTGCCGGCTGGTTCCGCGTTCGTGAAGCAGGCGATGCAGGTTCTACTTACTCCGCGACTGCGTGTCGTGTAGACGGTAGCATCGGCACCAGCGGCGCTGACATGAACCTCGGCGCACTTGGCTTGACTCTCGGCGCACCATTCCAAGTACCGACGGCATCGTTTGCTCTAGCACAACAGTAAGCTCTATATGAGCAACATGATCGACGTATCACTGCCGATCCCATCGGCGAGCTTCACCGGCCTGAACAATGGCGCCGGGATGCTCGCCGCTTCGTTTAGTAGCGCCCTTCTAACTGCCGCCCTCACTGGCACGCCTTGGCTGGCTGGTACGTTCGACGCGGTGATGCCGCCCCTCTCCATGTACTCGGAGGGTGGGCAGTTTGAGCTGGCGCCTACGATTACGATGGCGCACAGTGCGGCGTTCACAGCGGTTGTTGCCCCGGACTGCTATGTATATGCGCTCATGCCGCGCATCGTACCGAGCATCGTCGGGGTGGGCACAGTGTTGGGGCCGATCAGCGCGCGGGTCAAGGTGCTGACAGGGAGCTTCTCCCCGCTGACCGCTGCGCCCGGTATTCTTGCGGGGCATCTCAGACTGAGGCAGATGCAGTTCAGTGCGATGCAGGGAAAGCTCGCATACATCAGCGCTGACATGCCAAGCATTACCGTGGCGGCGCAGTCGTGGGTCACGTCTTATGCTGTGCCAAGTTCCGTACTCCCGCGCTTCACTGCTGACATCAGCGGGAGAAAACCGCTATGAGCGTTGTCATCACACAGATAGTAAACGGACTCACGGCGGCTACTACGCTGTATGATTTTCAGTTCACGTCGTACGCCAATATCGGCGGCAACTATTACGCTGTCGGCCCGAGTGGGTTCTACCAGATTGACGTGGGCGACACCGACAATGGGGCGCCGATAAACGCCGTGCTATCCACCGGGGAAGAAGACTTCAACACCGCGCAGATCAAACGGCTCTCGGACGTGTATATGGATATGCGTGCCACCGGCGACATAGTGTTCCGTGTATATCCAGACGAGACAGCTCCGTTTGAGTATACGGTCAGCCCGCTCATGGTCACGACGCTGAGACAACGACGTTCGTGGATCGGCAAAGGTATGAGGGCTAGGCATTTTCGGTTTGAGATAGAAAACACGAACGGGTGCAACTTCGACCTGAACGATATTTTAGTGTCAGCCGATGTGACGGCTAGGAGACTTTAATCATGGCTACATCAGCAGCGTTTGACTCGGCTATAGCGACGCTTCAGGACGCATCATCTGCGTTCGCGAGCAGCATGAACCAGTATGCCGACATGTCGCAGAATGGCGGCATCGAGATGGCGAACATTAACATCGCTACCGGTGGCATCTACTATAACGGCGTAGTCAACCCGGCTAATATCACTATGAGTGATGTGGTGTTCAACGGGCGGACGCTTCCCACCGTTAATATGCCGACTATCACGATGGGGGATACTGGCGTCGCCCCGACCTTCTCCGCTACCACTCCTCTGGTGAATATCCCGGTTGTGCCTGCGCTGGTGATACCGGACGTTAATACCACCCCGCCGACATTCAATATGCCGACGCTTCCCGACACTCCGCAGTTCACCTACCCGGCGGTGCCGACTATCAGTGAAGTGGCGATGCCGGCAGCACCGGCGATAAATCTGCCGGTGTTCGACAGCACATTCATTGATTACGACCTGACGAACACTGTCGGCGATTTCGATTGGGCGGAGGCTCCGTTTCAAGACGCACTGATGGACGAGCTGAAGTCCAAGCTGATGGCTGACCTTATAAACGGCGGCTATGGTATCGAGCCTGCCGATGAAGAAGGATTGTGGATGCGTGCCGTTGATCGTGAGGTACGCAACTCCGAGCGCGCTATTCAGGAGGCCAACCGCGCCGCTGCAGCGCGCGGGTTCAGCCTACCCCCCGGTGCTCTGTTCGCGCAGATGGAGTCCGTACGGCAGGATACGATGGAGAAGAACAGTAGCGTGCAGCGAGACATAGCACTCAAGCGCGCTGACTTGTACGTACAGAACAGACAGTTCACCATCCAAGAGACACGTCAGGTAGAGCAGATGCTGCTCAACTACTGGGCCGGTGTACAGGAGCGTGCGTTGCAAGCGGCCAAGGCACTTGTAGAGCTTGGCGTGATAGCGTTCAACTCCCGGATTGCCAGACTGAATTATTTCCTCGAGCAGTACAAGATAAAAGCGATGGTGTACGAAACTACGCTACGCGCCGCACTTGCGAATCTTGAAGTCTACAAGGCTGAGATGGAGGGTGTAAAAGTCTCTGTCGAGGTACAGCGCAGTCGTGTTGATCTATACGTCGCGCAGTTACAGGGTATCAAGACTTCAGCCGATATCTACCGTACCGAGATGGAGGCGTCACAGATACAGGCACACATAGAGGAGATCAAGCTGAACGCTTTCCGTGTGGGCATCGAGGGGTTCAAGGCGCTGGTAGATGCGAAAGTGTCTGTATATACAGCCTACCGCGCGCAGATCGAAGGGGAGATGGCAAAGGTCAATCTGTATACCGCACAGGTGCATGCATATTCCTCCGAGGTTGAAGCGTACAAGGGCAAGATACAGGCGGCAGTTGCCAACGTACAAGGGCAGTCTGTTGTTGCTGACGTCCAGATCAAGAATCTGGAAGCTAATGCAAACGCGTATACTGCGGAAGCACATGCGTACAGCGCGCGTGTGACTGCCCTGTCTGAAGCCGCGCGTGTGAAGGTGGAGTCATACAAAGCCACTACTTCTGCCCAACTGGACAATGCGCGGGTAGCGGTGTCGGCATGGGAGGCAACAGCGCACACCCACATGGCGGCGGCAGGCATCGTGGGCAACGTGGCTATGCAGAACGCGTCGATGGCTAACGCACGTGCCACTGCTGCTGCCAGTACAGCGGCATCTATCGCCGGTACGTACGCGGCGGCTATGGGTTCTGCAGTCAGCGGAATCAGTGCGCTGGAAGCTGACATCACGTCATCTAACGGTTAATGGACGGAGTCTTATCATGAAAGAGACACAGATTTTACGGGGACTCGCCAAAGCGAAGGCGGCGTACAAGGCTAACAAATTTGCGAGTGGGTATGTACCACCGCAGCTTGCTAACTCCGAGGGGTTTCAGAATCTGGAGCGGGCCGGGCTGACAGAGAAGCTGCCCACCATCCGAATCCCACAACCACAGCCCGCTGCTCCTGTCGTACAACCCGGTGCAGCGGCTGCACAGCGCACGGCGGGCATGGCTCGATCAGCTCAGATGGGCGGGCGTGCTCTGGGTCTCGGCGCAGCTATGATGGGGTACTCACCTGACATCGAGAGCGGTATGTTCCCTGCGAATCAGCCTCGTCCAGACCCGCTGCCAGCATTCAATAACCCCGCTCAGCCTAGTCCTGTCAGTATGGCGCGAGGCGGTATGGTGCACGGCGCTGGTACTCATACCTCGGATAGCGTACCTGCCATGTTGTCTCAAGGCGAGGCTGTGCTACCAGCTAAGACCGTAGCTGCTGCCGGCGGCTCGAAGAGCATCCAGCGACTTATCGAACAGACCACGCACCACGAGCCGAAGCGCACGTTGAGGGGCGGTATGCACGCTGCAGTTGGAGCGGTGGATGACCGCCCTGACTTCCGCCCTATCTCGCTCGCACAGAACGGTATGCAGACAGCTCCTGTAGCTGCTCCTGTAGCCTCCCCTGCCCCTGCACCGAACTTCACTCCTGCGCCCGGCGCAGGCAGCACCGGTACATCCGGTGGCTACACCCCGCCTGTACCTACGAATCCAGAGGGCGACCTCATCGGCCTAGCAGCGGCGAACAATGCAGTTGCCAATAAACAGGCACGAGTTGCGCCGCCTGAACCACCGGCACGACCACCGTCACGAGTCGCTGCTGCGGTACAGCGGACCGGCGGACTGGTAGACAAGGTTAAAGATGCTGTGCTAGGGACACGTGTTGCACCGGTCACTCCACCTGTCGTGCACGCGGCTACAGGGGCTGCGAACGGGTTGGAGCTGGCGCCCAAGGACGGCGCGGTATCTGACGCAGCATCGCGTACAGCCGAAGTGGCTCCGGGGAAGACCTCTCCGTCGTTCATGCAGCGGGCCGTTGCGAACATGCCCGGCGCCGACGTGGGAGAGGGGGCGTTAAAAGCGGGGGCGCGCACGTTAGGCAGCGCCGTGAGATTAACAGGCCGTGTAGCAGCACCGGTTGCTGCGGCTATGTCGCTGAATAAAGTAGGCGGTGTGGCTCTAGACCCGAGTAAGACGATGGGCGAGAAAGTCGGCGCGGCTGCTGAAGAAGGTCTCGGCAGATGGGCACCAGCCGCTGCGCTCGGCGGAGTAGGTGCAGAACTAGGGCTGGCGGGAGGACCGGTAGGTTCCGCTATAGGTGGGCTGGCTGGCGGCGCGCTTGGGTACTTCGCTGGTGATAAGGCGCTTCAGTGGGCGCATGAGCACGGAATCATGGAAGACCCCACCAAGGGATCGAAGACGCTCACCGAGGCTACCGGCATCAACGACGCCGTAGCCAAGATGTATAACGGAGACAAGACGGCGGCACCTCCTCCTCCTCCTCCTCCGGGAGCTGCAGTGGCTAAAGCCCCTGCTGCTGCTGCTGCTGACAACGACGCCGCAATACAGCAGGCCAAGCAGCAGACACTGCAAGACCTTCTTCATCAGTTGTCTCAGGTGCACCGCGACCCGAATGTCGATGCGTTCGGGTACGGGCGGGTTAACAACGGCCCTGACACGCCCATGACAGGGTACGGAGACGGTAGCGGTAACTCGAATTATATGCATCCGAGCCAGTTGGATACGTTCTCGAAGACACGCGATCCTAATCGTAAGGGCGGGTTATTCGACGGCATGACTGGTATAGGTAGCGCCTTGGCTGAAGCCGCGCAGACGAAATACAACAAGAACCAGAATACGTTGCGCCGTGGTCAGGATATGAACTACGCCACCACACTGATGCAGCGTGAGATGGCGCAGAAGAGCTATCTCCGTGATCTATACAACGATCAAGCCACGCGCAATCAGGGGGTGATTGACACCATGTCTGCGATTGGAGCGGATGGCAAACCGATGACCGATACCAAAGGCAATCCGATCAAATCGCCGGCCCGTGCGGCTGACTTGAACCGGAGCCTTATAGCCGCGCTGGGTAATGCAAAACACCCGATGACTGGACAACCGCTGCGTATCGGCGATCTCGATACCAGTGCGTTGAACCAGTTCTTCGACGCCGGTGCTCGTAAGGACTTCTTCGACACTATGAATGAGGGTAAACTCAGAACTATGCTGCGTGCAGTAGGAGCCGACGAACCTGCGTTCAAGAGCGCTAATCCGTTTGCGCCGGGGTACACTGTTACCGGCACTGCACCGGGGATGTTGGGCCAGCAGCAGCTACGCACCGCAGCGAATGCGCCGGGCAAGACTAGCGGCATATGGGCGCCGAATCTCACCGGCGGCTCATGGGGCGCCCCATTCAACTGGGATCAGATGGTGGCAGCACAGAACGGACAACGCGTCTGGAATCAAGATCAACAGTAGCACTTACAGGAGAGACTCATGGCTGGTTTAGCTGACGCGCTCTACGCACAGGCCGGGTATAACAATCCCCCCGCAGGAGGTGACGTCTTATATGCCCCGCAGCAGTCTGTTCCTACGCCGGAGATGATGCAGCAGTTCTCTCCGGGGAACTCATTCACACAAGGGCTTGCGCGCGGTGGTCGAGGGCTGCGGGGGCAGATTGGCGCGCTGGTAGGCACAGGCGCTGAAGCGATGGGGTTCCCGAGCGTAGCGCAGGGAGGATACGACCTAGCTGCGGATATGGCGCACCAGAACGCGGATGCTGCGCAGACAGACGCGATCCCGACGTGGAAGAACGTGCATGATCTGAAGGGGCTGTCGCAGTTCACTCTGGGCAGCGTAGGGGCAGGACTTCCGTACATCGCCCCTGCCGTGCTCGGCCCGATGGGTGCACGTATAGCAGGCGCAGGACTTGAAGGACAGATCGCCGCTGGTACTGCGGCCAATGCATTACCGTTCGCTGGCAGTGCTGCTGAGCGGCTGCATGATGATCCAGCTACAGCCTCCATGCCGGCCAGCCATCGGCTAGGTATCGCAGGGACAGAAGGGCTGGCAGGCGCAGGGCTATACGCCATCCCCGGCGCACTCATGGGCGAGCGGGCTGTCGGCGCCGCTGGCATGGCTGCGAAACCTACACTCAACCCGCTCAAATCCGCCGCCGGTATGGCCGGCGACACCGCTGCGTTCATGGGCGGCATGGGCGCTGCTGGTGCCGCCACAGGTCAGCTTGGGCGCACAGTGCAGAGGCAGTACGACCCGACATACCTAGAAGGGCAAGACCCGGAGCTGATGAAAGAGGAGTTTGCCGGTAGTGCTGCTGGTATGCTGCCGTTCGCCATTCCGCATGCCATCTCCGCTCACACCGCTGGTGCGGCACGTCAGCCGATCCGTGAGTTCGTGAGCGCGGGCGTGAAAAACGTGGGGCGCAAGATATATGACTCCATGCCTGATATGGCGCAGAGCGCACTCGACGTTTTGGTCGCTACAGGCAAGACCACTTCTGATGGGGCCAGACTGCTCAGTGAGTTCAAGGAGCATATCAAAGGCAAGGCGCGTACTGCACTCGATGCGTACGAGGACAGCCTGAACACCGCGCGTACAGACAACTTCATCACCGGCGAAGAAGGCGGCGTCAACGACCACCTCGGCGCTGCCGCAGATGCTGTGAAGGCGGCGCTTCCGACAGAGGATGAGGCGGCTGCAACAGGGTTGGCGGCTGGACGCGCGGTACGCAAGGCTGCGGTTGACACATGGGGCACGATACGCAAGGCGGTGTTCGGCGAGGGCGTGCCTGAAGCCACCCCGATGAACATCAAGCGCGTGCATGCACGCATCGCTTCGCTGGAGAACGTCTCTGCTGAAGAAGCCCCCGGCGTGTACTCGAAGCTGGTGGAAAGCCTTGGCGACCACGACTCTCCGGCTGCTGACCGCATACGCACGCTCGCGCAGAAGCGGCTAAATGACGGCAAGTTATCCGACGAAGAGGTGTATGGAATGTCGAACGACATTCTGGAGGTCGCCGCTGCCAGACGCGCTATACAGCAGGCACGTGACATCGCATCATCCAAGCCGGATGCAACTGTAGACGAAGAGGGACCAGCGTCTGAGTCGTCCAATTCCATACCGAATAAACTGTTTCGCGATTCGTTCGCGAAGTGGGGCGTCGACCCTGCGCTGACTAGTGAGCTAGGCAAGTACGTAAATCCGACCACCGTGCATAAATACGGCATTACTGACCTGAACAGGCAGCTAGTGGCGAAAGCCGCAGAGTTGACCGGCGGCGATGAAGGCCATATGACGGCGGTAACGAAGGCAGTCGAGAGCATGACATCGGAACTGCAGTCGTACCGCAAAGAGGCGCACCCCGATCTGCCGGATGATCCAATGAAGGTGATGCGTGGTATTGAGTCTGCAGCACGCACGATGGTGAACGCCAGTGACCGCCCTGAGGCACGCGACCCATCTACTGCGAGGGCTGCCGCTGACACCATGATGGAGATCGTGAATGCGGCTGCGCAAGGGCGGGACGTGCACTATGGCGACGGGAAGACGCGCTCGTGGCGCGCATCTGTCGGCAAGTTGACTGACTGGCTGCATGGCGAGTATGGGCAAGCCGGAGCGGAATTCGTGCAGAACGTACTCGCGCACGCACGTGAGGCATACGGCGAAAACAGCAAGGTAGTCGGCAGGCTAAAGCTGTTGAACGACACCTCTACTCAGTACGAGTCGTCCCTGCGTGATTTCGGAGAGCAGTTAAACCGCAAGTACGCAGACCAGAAGGTCAATGTGCGTAACGTGATGAAGCGAATGCTGGGCGATCTACGCACCACCCGCGACATGGCTGAGCCGTCTACGCTCGCACAGCACAAGGCCACGCTGGACTCAAACATAAAACAGACACGCGCTGCAATCGATTCGATGGAGAACAGCGGCACTATCGACCCGCGAGTGCAGAAGGACATCGACGCGAAATATGCCGAACTACACAGCTATCTGCGTCAGGCCGATGAACTGGCAGAACAGCGCACATCGCCCGCGAAAGACCCGCAGATGGAGCTGCGTCGCCGATGGCTCGGTGAGTTCAAGAACGACAAGGCATATCAGCGCGCGCTGGCTGCGGTGCAGCGCTACGAGCGTAGTGGAGCTGACGCCGTACCGAAGAAAGAACTCGGTGGGGCACCTACTAGAGCCGCGACGAACGCCGAGGGTGACACAGGCAATCACAACTATTCTGCTGAGCAGAGTACGACGGAGGGTGCCGAACATCTAGAGGAGGATCAGAAGAAGCTCGTCGCACAGGCTGCGAACGAGAAAGGCACCAACGACACATTCACTCCGTCACAGAACGTGGGATACCACGGTGTAGAGACCATGCGCGGGCTGCGCGTAGAGGGTAATGATGTACCCACGCCGATCTCCCGCAAGCAGTCCGCCGACTTTGAAAAAGGCGGCATGAGGAACAAGACGTACGAGCAGATGCATGCTCTGCATGGGTTCCATACTGCGAGCGAGTGGCGCAACATGAAGAACTGGGCTGAAGAGCGGAGCGCCTCCACTGGCGAATCTGTGAACAGCTTGCTGAACACCGCGATGGAGAAGGTTATCGCGCACGATGAAGAGCGGCTACAGACTCTGGAGAAGCGTAACGCATCGAACGTGGCATCTGAAGATATTGCGTTTCTCCACGCTCGCCGGGAGATGTACGACGACCTGAAGAAGCGTGGCAATGATGCTGGCGGGACGTTCTCCCCCGGTAAACTGTTCTTCGAGGATAAGATCAACCGGCACTACGGCTTGTACCGCATGGAGGGGGACGAGGGTACTGAATTACACTTCACCCCCGAATCGCTGCAACGCTTTGCCCCCAAAGAAGGTGTGCTCGGCCCCGAGTCCCCAGATAAATACGCCAACAAGCTGATGGAGCGATTCAAAGGCGTGAAGATGGCCCCGGAGAAGCGCGGTGAGCTGATCGATAATATCAAACAATCGCTGCTCCCGTTACGGTTTGAGGACGGCAAGACCACACAGTTGGACATCGGACGCCTTGTGGAGAACGTCCTTGAGCGTCATTGGGTACAGCAGGGTAAGATCATAGGCGTGAAGGAGCGCGAAGGCGCGCTTGAGCATGATCGTACCGGCGTGCCAAAGCAGAGATATACGTCGGAGGAAGTCCTTCGGGCGTTCTATGAGGTAGTCAATACCATCAAGCTGACGAAGGGTGTGGACAACGAGAGTGCATTCGGTGAGGGCAAGCCCCTTGAAGGACAGCGGTTGGTGAAGGCAACTCGCACCGGGGCCGCGTTGTTCACGAAGAAAGACACGGCGCGCACTATACGTGAGTTCGATCCGAAGCTGGTTATCTATCGTAGCAAGCCTACAGTGGTCGATGGGAATGTAACGCAGCGCGTAGTTCGCGCTGGCGACGTGGTAAGTTTCCTCGGTAAGGACTCTTCTGGCAACGCTATGTACAGCCGGAAAAATATCGACCTGAACAAGGTGCTCGTCGACAGGAAGAAAGAGACGTTCTCCGAGTCGCGTATAACCAAGAGCACTGGGTATTCTAAGGACGGCACGTTCATCGGAGTAGGTAAGCCGGACGAACATGCTGCCGTTACTCCGAATACTCACGCCATCGAGGCGGCTAAAAAAGGAGTGTTGCGCGACTTCACCGCTGGCAAAGATTTAGACTTGCGAGCGGCGCTGAACGAATCGGCAGATATGCACGGCATATCACGCAGTGACATACCAGACATGGACGAGGCGCACGTCGCCGCGTTGATTCGCGACGTGCTTATCAACGTGGCTGACACGGGGCACAAGCACGACCTTATGGCCGACGACATTGGCAAGCTGCTCGCAGGTACAAAGTTCCCTCGTGGCGACCCGCGCAAAGCGTGGCAGGATGCGGTTGTGTATACGCGCGAGCTGGCCGACGGGACGAAGTTTGACGTGACGCTGATGGCACTCCTTAAAAAGGCTGACTACGGCGATAGTATGCCGCGCCATAGCATAGAAGCAGCAAAGGCGTTCCATCTACGTAGCCAGATTGATCGCATACTTCGCCGTATCGATACTCCTGAGAACGACGAAGGACCGGTAGGGCACGATGTTGAGAAGGTGAAAGCCGACATAGCTACTACGAACTCGGAGATTGCCCGGCTCACTGAGCAGCGTAAGACCGCGCCTACCAACGCAGCTCAGATCGGCATACCATCGCGGAAACGGGCAGAATCCAGAGAGCAGATAGATGAGAAGTTAGCGGGGCTGAAGGCGGACAAGACCAGACTCGAAGGTATCCGCTTCAGCTCTGGCAAGGACGTGGAGGATAATACCGTGCTGGGCCGGTTGCAGTCGCGGTTAGACCGGGAGACTGGTAATCGAGAGGAATCTGTAAATACAGCCGCGCTGAAGAACGGAATGGACGAGCTGTACAACTTCATGACTGGCAGCGCGATGCGCGACGCGAAGGACAGCGACGGCAACTACGTGTTGGCCGATCTTCACGATGTGTTGGGCACTGGCAACGAGGTGCCGAAGATGGGGGCTGCAGAAGCCAAACGCGCACTCGGCGCAGGGGAGAAGTATGCTGGGGTGGATAAGACCGGGCCGAAAATGGCGGACGTTAAAGATTCCGGCAAGATTGGCCCTGCAACGGACTGGACCTCGCCGGAGAATCTGCGCAAGCTGTCTACCGGGCTGCGCGCTGTAGAGGATGCATTCAAAGCCGCCCCAGAAGCGAAGATGACCAGCGAGACACTGAGCACTGTACAACCAGTGCGCGGGCCAAAGGGGTCTACCACCGGCATGATGGAACAGCGCAGAGCGAATATTGCCAGCGCTGCCGCCAAGCAGAAACAGAAAGAGGTTGCACGTCTGCAGCGCATGGCGCGGGGCGAGATCACACAGACACAGAGTGGGTTCCGTAGCCGCAACAACAAGGTCGGCCCCGCGTCGAAAGAAGCCGCTGCCAGATTAGCGAAGGCTACGGAGGTAATGAATAATCCGAGGGACTTGAGCGAGCCAGTGCCACAGGCTGTAGAGCATGCGGCTGATGCGTCATTTGTCGAAAAGGAACGCGAGAGTACCGCCACAGGCTATAAACAGCCGGGTGTGCTGCACGTGAGTGAGAGCAACTTCTTGGCCCATCTTGACCAATACACTCCGGAGCAGGCGGCTAACTGGATCGCATCCAACTCACCACGTAGCCAGACGGACAAGATGGTACTCAAGGACTATGTTAACTCTATCCTTGACGAGATTCATAGCCGCGATCCAGAGAAGGCGGTCAAGGCGTCATACGAGCTGGTTGATACAGGCGGGTGGAAAGAGCCTGTCTCCAAGGCGGATGATGCGCCGTTCTCCGAGTCGTCGCGCAAGACAAAGCCGCTCACCAACGAGGAGAAGATTGCGCAGCTAGAGAAGGACTTGACTGAGGGGCTGTCCAAGATATTCCCGAAGGAGATCATGAAGGGCGTGAAGCTGGTAGACAAGATCGAAGGCAACGACAAAGCCATTGGCAAACTGGTTGATCAGATCGCGCAGATTCACATAGGCGCGATGGATAAAGGCGAGGTGCGGTGGCATGAAGGCTGGCATGGGCTTGAGCAGTTTCTGAAGAAGCAGATAGGTGGTACGGAGATTCTCGCCACTGTGTACAAGCACGTCGGCAGTGAGCGCATGTCGCAATGGTTTGCTGAACAGTATGCGAATGACCCCGGCGCGTTGAAGCAGATGGATAAGCTAGGCGATAGTGAGAAGGCGGCGTTCGCGTTCCAGAAGATTATGGAGGGCGCAACCCTGCCGGGGTCGCCGGTGGTGCGTGGGTTCTGGAACACGATCAAGTCGTGGATACAGAAGCTTGGCAACCTCATCGGTATAGGCAACGAGGGTAAGCACACCCAAGCGTTCTTTGACTATGTGAAGAACAGTAATCTGTTGCGCGACCATGACAACCCCGACGCGATGCTTAATGCGCTTCATCGGACAACAATGGACGAATTCGCCAGCGATGTGCGTTCGTTCACAGAACCGCTGCATGGTGGGTTAAGTGCGCTGCTGGGGCATTCGTCCAACCGCATGCACGACACGGGTATAGCCGCGTACCAGACGATTGCAAACCTGTATGCAGGAGAGTCCGGCAAGGGCGGGTACATATCCAAGCAAAACGCTGCGATCAACCGATTCGGCAATGAACTTGACCGCATAGCAGAGCTGGAAGATAAGGGCGTACAGGGCGCTCGCATTCGTGACCTACAGGGCAAGCTGAGTGGTTACCTGAACAAGGCCGGGTTCACCAACGGCGAGATAAACCGTATGTACGACGGTATCCTCGCGTTCGACCAAGAGAAGATAAATTCCGGCATCAAGGAGTTCATGACCGACGTGGTGAATCACGCTGGTACATCAGGCAAGAATGGGGCTGAGCTTCGCGTTATCGCACAGAATATCGCTGACACCGGTTTCTTCTACGACCCGATGATCGGGCGCGAGCTGTTCAAAGACCCGAAGGTGGCGGCGAAGTGGACAGTAACAGACCCTACCGAGCGTATGGCGCGCATGATCTATCAAGGCACCCGCATGGCTGAACGCCGCCGTGCTTTCGGGGCGAACGACGAGAATCTGAAGCTCCTAGTTGAGGCCGGCGACGCAGAGGCTACCCCAGAGCAGCGGCTGTTCGCGGAGCAGTTCGTTGCCAGCTACGAAGGGAAACTCGGCAACGGCACGATGTCTCCTGCAGCGCGCAAGATGATGGGCGTACTCATCACAGCAAACAACATCCGCATGTTGCCTATGGCTGTGTTTTCACAGTTGCTCGAGCCTATGCAGCTTGCGTTTCGTAAGAACAGTTTTAGCGGTACATTCGACGCCATGTGGCGTGGTATATCTGACATGCCCCGCAGCTTTGACTCTATCAATAAACGCTACAAGGACGATCCTTCAGGATACCGTGACTACTGGGAGAGAATCTCGGCAGAGATGGGCACCATCGGGTCTGACATAGTAGGCAGTGCGGTTGCGAACATGACCAACGGCATGAACCTTCACGGTATGACGAAGCGCATCAACAACATGTTCTTCAAGTACAACCTGATGGAGCAGTGGAACAGGTCAATGCATGTGGCAGCTACAAAGATGGCCGTGGAGTTCCTGCGCGATCACAGCACGTTACCAGATGGAGCGCAGAGCGAGCGGTTTCTGAAAGAGTTGGGGCTGACGCCGGAGGACATCAAGTTCGACGGCGAGGATCGTATAATCGTGAACTCGAAAATCGAGGATGCGGTAAACCAGTTCGTTAACGAAGCGATGGCCCACCCTGATGCTGGCTCGAACCCTATATGGATGAACGACCCTCGCTTCGCATTGTTGGCGCAGATGAAGCGGTTTACATTCGCTCATTCCCGCTACGTGCTCGAGCGCGGTATTCGCGAGTTCAAACTGGGCAACAAGTTTGTCATGGCTCCCGCTATACTGTCGGTACCGTGGATGATGACTGCTGACAGTATCCGCGATATGGTTAATCCGACGAGTGACCGCAGCTACATGAAGAACTGGACATACACCGATCACGTGATACACGGCATCGAGCGTACAGGCAGCTTCGGACGCTGGTCATTCCCGCTGGACGTAGAGAAGAGTATCAGCGCCGGCGGCAGTGGTATGGAGGGGCTGCTCGGGCCAACTGCCGAGCTGTTCTCGCGCGTAGGGCGTGGCGCGCATGAGGGAAACATGATGGACGCGATGCTGGGCAACCTGCCCGGTGCACCTTTACTGATGCCTGACTAGGAGCTGATATGGCGGATAAAGAGATGTGCGGCGAGCTTACTGCTCGCTGCTTCCAAGCTAGGACGGATGCTCATGTGGCTCATCTGCGTACTCGTAGCTATGCGGCGCATAAAGCCTTGAACGAGTTCTACGACGGCATAATCGATCTAGCGGACTCCTTTGCCGAGAACGCACAAGGACGCTGCGGGCTACTTGAATACCCCATCATCAAGCCGCATGGAAACTCAGACAAGCCCATCTCCATAGTCGAGGAACTCCGCGACTGGATCGACGACAACCGTGCTGACTGTTGCGATGAATCAGAGCTACAGAATCTAATAGACGAGATCGTAGGGTTGTGTAATTCCACGCTTTACAAGCTGAGGTTCCTGTCATGACCGTAAACGAGCTTATTGTCCTGCTGCTCAAATACCCGCAGTCCGCTAACGTGTGCATCGACGTTGATGACGGCATGGATCGTAACTATCATGAGGTGACACACGTCTACGAGCGTACTAATTCCATAAGTGAGCCGTTCATCGTCATAGACGCGGACTGGGGCAAGTCAGATGACAATACTACTCGCTGACAGAGTAGAAGAAACCACTACCACCACTGGGAACGGGACATACACCCTAGCCGGCGCCAAGTCCGGCTTCCGCACGTTTACGTCCGTGGTCGCCACAGGATCGACGTGCTATTACGCTTGTGCGTTAGGATCAGATTGGGAAGTGGGCGTCGGTACTATGGCTTCGTCCACCACACTATCTCGCACGACGATCCTTGCATCCAGTAACGCGGGGGCGGCGGTATCGTGGGCTGCCGGCACGAAGGACATATTCATCACCACGCCTGCGTCTATCGCCAAGGGGTCAGTTCCGATAGAAGGGATCATAGGACTGCCGGCTACTTACGGTAACTCGGCGACTATCAACGGATGCGATTATCTGAAGACCGGCGTCACGGCGCTATCATCAGATTACCCGTTGTGCTCGACTGTGTCGTATAACGACGCGTCCGCTAGTACATGGACGACGCGCACGCTCCCATCCACTGCGTATTGGGAACGCGTTACCTATGTAGGGGCCATATCCGGGCTTCCGGCGTGGTTCATACAGGACACTCTCAGCACCTCCATTCTTCAATCTACCGACGGCACCACTTGGACGAGCTACGGCGGGGCGGCGTTCATACTCAACTCGATTGTGTATTCTGGAACCAGTGGGACGTGTGTCAACGTGTGTACGCTGGATACTGCGTCTTCTAAATACTGGAACGGGTCGAGTTGGTCGTCTGGTAGCGGCATTGCCATAGTCGCCAAGGGGGGAGTCGCATACGGGGGCGGATACTTCGTGGCTGTAGGAGAAGGAGCCTTCGGCGCCACTACGACGTCGTGTAGTTACTCCTCTGACGGGATCACTTGGTCTACAGGGACCATGTCTGGGACTGCATATAGCTGGGGGTTCGTGAACTACGCCGGTAACAAATTCTTCGCCGGGGGCTACTCACTCGGGGCGTCATATTATTACGCTACCACGCCTACGAGCTGGACACTCGCATCCCCCGCTCAGATGTCTGGTTGGACGAACGGCGTAAAAGGGGTGGCCTATGGTGGCGGAATCTACGTAGCGCTGGGGTATGATGGCCTCTATACGTATGCATGTACGTCCTCCGATGGAGTGACGTGGAGCACCGCCAATATTGTAGAAAACACAGGAGGAGGCGCAAGTGGGCTGTTGTATGCCGGAGGGGTGTTCGTATTTTTCCTCGCGAACCCGACTAGCGGCATATGTCTCACAAGCCCCGACGGAGTGACGTGGACCATTCACTCCGCTGATTCTGTCTCCCGTGCCGGGATGGCCTATGGCGGCGGTGTCTTCGTGGTGACTTCAGCCGGGTCTGCTGCGGCGGCATACACAGCTCCTTTGGCACCGTTGGAGTGTGGCGTTTCTGTGGCGTCTTATGCCGACCCGGATAAATCAATAGCGCACTACATGAGGGTAAGCTGATATGGCTACGCTTACGGTAAGAGATACCGGGTCTACATGGAAAACGTCGTTCCTGAGAAAACTGTTGGGGACTACATCTGCAGACTCGGGGAAGCTGCTAATGGTAGATGGCTCCGGCGACATTGCCGCTGGTACCCCACCAAACGATATGAGTAGGAAGCGCATCGCGCTTATAGCGCCGGGGGCTACCACGGCCCCTACTGTCTTCGGCACCGCACAGACCTCGGTAGGTACGTTATCTCACCCCGCACTGGCGGTCACGAATAACGCCACACAGACAAGGCGGGTGGTGAACACATCTTCTGGTACTGCCGGCGCGCTGGCATCTACTCGCGGCACACAGGCGGAGTGCTGTGGCACGAACGGGTATACGTTCATAATCCGGTTCACGTTTGAGACGATCCCTGCTATTGCTACGTTCAGAGCATTCTTCGGGCTAGTGGATGTTATCACGGCCCCGACGAACGTGGTGCCCACCACGTCCACAACACCGGGCAAGATCGGTGTGGGGTGTGCTGCTAACACTGGTAACCTGTACATAATAAACTGCATAACGGGAACGACCCCGACAACGTATCATTTATCGAGTGGAGATTTCACAGTACAGACCCAAATTGTCTACGAGCTGAAGCTGGTGTGTGCCGTGGGCGGGGCGTCTGTAGTATGGACGATGACCAACGTGACCAACGGGTATTATGAGACAGGGACACTCACTACTAATATCCCGGCGGCTGCGACATACTTGGACTACGCCATGTGGACGTGTAACAACACGCTGGCCTCTGCCAGTGCGTTCAGCATAGTCCGGATGTACATGGAGCCTAACACTTAGGAGGCGCGCATCATGGCTGAACTCACACAGAAGAAACGACGCACGCTGAAGGACGCGACGTTCGCGTTGCCGGGGCGCAGATTCCCCATCCCGGATAAGACGCACGCTGCTGTGGCGAAGAGCTACGCCTCGCGCATGTATTCCAAAGGGCAGTTGAGCGCGGGCCAGAAAGCACAGGTCGATGTCAAGGCAGACAAGAAGCTGGGTCTCCGGGGCTAGGTCAGGGAGGGCAGACCTCGGCGCAGGGGGAGGGGTTAGTTTTAAGTGACCAGTGAGAGTGGAATACTGTGCTGGGACTACACCTGTATTCTGTGGTGACAAAAGCCACTCTCGGTCAAGGTGCCTATTGGATAGGGTGGGAGAACCGACAACGCCACCTTATCACGGCGTTGGCTGTTCGTCGTCATGTCCTTTCATTATGTTGCGTACGACACTGTCAAAATCCGGGCTGTATCCGTTCGCATTGCAGAACCGGCATATCTCACGAGCCGTCGCAAGACATGCATCTCGTACCTCGTCGTCGCGCCACATACGGGTGGGGGTTGTATCCCTCGGCGGCTTCGATCTGTACAGCCACCCGAACCATACGGCGAACCATATGCATAGCACTGTGAACCCGAACGCGTAGACCATCTCTATAGGCATTTTGTGCATTCCTTCTCCTTAGTGTCGTTGTCAAAACTTGCCTTCATATCGTTTTCCTCTCTCATCATCAGGGACGGTTACTATCGTGAGACTGAACTGCTTACAGATGTGCTTTATGAAGTTCAGTCTTGTTCGGCGGTACTCAAAGAGCAGCACGCGTTTAGGATGGCGCAGTACATATAATCTACCGAGGTCCGGTATTGCGTTGTTGCTCAGTTTGAATTCCCCGCCTACTTCGCGGACGCTGTGATCGAAGCGCATCTTCTCGCCGATGGTGCGGGCCGAATAATGACGACGGCCCGCTTCCCACAATTTATCCGCCAGCTTCTCGAAGTACGTGTACATGTGCTGGTTCAATGGTAACCATTGCATGAACTCTGATGAAAACGCGGCTCTATGTTTTACGGCTAGATTTAACAGTCGGCTTGCCATTCAGTTTCTCCTTCTTTCGCTCCTTCAGGAAGTCGTAGATACCGATTCCAATGAGTAATGCAGCTCCGAGCGCGGTGGTCGTCCTCTGCGCGGCAATGGAGAATCGTGTGATCGAGCTGAGCGTTTTCCAGAACATACTGCCTCCTTATCAAACAACGACATGCCGTTCTGTTTCAGCGCGTCTTCGATGGTCGCAGCATAACCGCGTTTGCGTTTTATTTTTGGGGAATTCATCTTTTCCCCGGCAACTTCGTACCCATACTCCCAGCCGCCGTTGACGGCTAGGACATATGTGCACAGTGCCTCTGATGGCAGTGTAGTGGTCATGCTGTTGCCACACGCTCCCACTCAGTCTTCGAGAGGTCGATCACACGACCGCCGAGTGCCTCTATCTCTGTAGCTCTGTCGTAGGATTCCACATCTGCAGCGAAGGCAGTCACTGCATTCATCAGGGAGTAGCGGGACAGGTTCCCGGATTCTATCAGGTTGCGCAACACCCCTGAACGCTCCACCTGATTCAACTGCAGCGTCTCTCCGAGCAGCTCCACAGCCTTCGGTACGTCGCCTGTGATCTTCTGGCTATGCATATGCTCCATCAGGGCAATCTCCTGCTGCAGCAAATCCATGCTCATACACGCCTTGAGCACGTCGCGTACTTTAGACAGCACAGCCTTGTCTTCCAATGACTTCGTGGCATCGGACAGGAACAGCTCGTCTTCGCCGGCCTTGCGCCCCACGTGGTATTTCACCATGCTCAGCTTGTCTCGTACCAAACCGTTGGTGCAGGCCAAGAAGTTGAAGAACGGCTTTATAGACAGACTACCGAGTCCGATTTCGGAATTGCTGATCATGACACCGGCTTCTACGAAGTCGCCCACACGCGGGGAATTCTTCACTTCAGCCACAATGTTCGTGCTGGTAGCTTTTACGTACAGGCGATTGCCGGTTACCTCGCACGACTGTACTTTGATGCCGCCGGTCTCCATTAGCACAGGCAGGATTGTTTCCAGCACATGTTCGTTATCGATGCGGTGATAACGGTCAGACAGGAACGCGCGTGCTGTATCTCCGAGGCCGCGAATCATTCGGCGTTCGTTGTCTTTGTGAAACCAGTGATTGACGTTCGTCGCCAACAGTTCCGGTGCCTTGTCTTGCATGTCTCGGTAATATTTTGCAGGGATATTCAAGCGTGCTCCCACTTGGTTGTGGAAGTTCTGTGTTGGAGTGAAGATGTGCTCAGCGTCTACAACAACGCGGCCATCGTTCATCATTTCCATCTTCTTCGTATCAGCTACCAAGTCTACCTTTTGACTCGACAGCCGCTCAAGCTCTTGTGCCAGCTCGACTAGCGATTTACCTTGTTTCATCGTTGCTCCTTATTCACAGTCGGTACATATAATTTGTTCGATGTATGCTTCGAACGACTTTTCTACTTCTCTTGTCAGGCGTTCCACGTCTGTCACGTGGTCGTAGAAGTCCTGACTACGTTCGAGGTGTGCCTTTAATAGCCACGTCACGTCAGTATCGGTCAGTGATACATTCGTTACCTCCAAGTTCGGCGATCTGAACTCGTACTCCACGAGCAACTCCTTGTCTCCTAGAATGCCCATGTTAATCCAGTAGGTTGCTGTGCTCATTCTGCTCCTCTCTATCTCACCGACAGTCTCAGATTCTTTCTCCGTAGTTAGTTGTCCAATTACTCCGCTTGCCAAGGCTTCGTACTTCCCGCTGCTCTGCCACGTGTCTTGATATACATGGAAGCGGTCAACACCTTCGTTGTCCTGCCACAGTCTCACGCAGATGCAGCCGTTCCACGACGCCGCCGTGACACTCAGGCCGGATTTTTTGCTGCCTCTCCGTGTGCCTTCGCCCGCCTGTCCTTGCACACAGCCGTAAAAATGGCTCATTATTACTCCTTGTAGTTGTTGTCAGATAAGAACTTCTTCACGTACATCTTGATGTCATGCGCTAATGAATGCGGGTATTTCCTGCCATCGTCGGGAATGTTCTCTTCTATCATTTTAAGTTCGTGCAAGATAGCGTTCCAATCTCGTGAGGCGTCTACCGCCGCATCAACGTCGTTCCATAAGTCTTCGCCCAACCACTCTTCGAATTCCTTACCTGATACTATCGTCTCTAACAGCGTCCACAACTGATTATGATCCCACGTGAGTACGTCTCCCCACGTTGTCCAGTCCGCGTCATAGAAGCTGATGAACCCACTGCGACTTGTGAACTGCTTCTTACACACCTCAGTGAGTGCGTCCTTGTTCACGTAGTTGAACAACCTTAGTACGTCATCGTCGGGGATATCGGCAAAGATGCGGTCTGTCTGGAAGTTGTACTCTTTTGGGGACGACATGTCCTTGAACATCAGGAACAGGAATAACTTGTGCTCACGTATCAAGTAATCTCTCAGTTCATTTACATACAGTTCCGAGATTTTGAGCATAGCGTTGTGATAGTCTGTGTGCTTGAGCAATAGCTCATCAAGTCGTACGTCCTCCGGCAGGTCAGGGTGCTCCTCGGTTAGGTACGATACCGTGCTCTCGTCGCAGTGGTCCATATTGTCTGACCAGATCGAACAATAGAATCCGCTAAATGGTACTCTTATTTCAGGCATGCTCGCCTCCATTCTTCCCACTCGAGTAGGTCTTCGCTCGTTGGTATGTTCATCAGGAAACACAATTGATGCACCATTAGTTTCAGTGCTGGGTCTGTCAGATACATATGGGTCGATGTGTTCCCCTCGGCGGTGATCTCGTTCTCCGCTTGCAGCATCGCTCGAAGAATGGCTCTTGGGTTGCTTGCTCCATCAGAGATGATTATGGCGTTTTCATTTCGCTTACTCATATATTGCCTTTCGTATGTCCCGCATGGCGCGCTTCGGGCCGTTGCGATCGCTGGGGGTCTGAGACATGGAGATCATAGTGACTCCGCGCTTGAGTACAATATGGTTGTTTGATCGCGATATTTCAAAGCCGTTTTCTTTGGCATACTTCAACGCCTCGCGTACATCCTTGTTCGCGCCTCTCATGAATGGAACTCCACATCTAGCTGGTCGGGGGTACGAAGGATGGCGCCTACAGTCAGCTTTCCACCTCCGACATACTCGTATACCAGCAACCACTCCATCCAGCCTTTGTCAGGTTCATCACTGTGGCCGGGGTAGACAGTTACGGAATCTACTCTTCCGCTGTTGTTCTGCCAGCCTATGTGACTCCCAACGGCTGCAGCCATCCGCTCTGCTTGAGTCTCAGGTAACTGTATGTTTTTCATGCTATTTCCCCGTTTTCAGTGAACTCATACCCGTTGATAATAAGAAGCTCGTCTACTTGTTCATCCTCGTGCCGCCACGTGTACTCTTCATACAGACGGTCATATATCCAGTCGGCGAAGTTACGAAGCAGCTCTGTAACTTCGTCCTCGGCTTCCGGTGTGCATGGGATGTTGTAGGCTGAGCTTTCCACGCTTACATCCATGCAGTATGAATGATAGTAATGCCCACGATGTCTTGTACGCGCTTCCAGCTTGTAGAAGAACCGACGTTGGATGTCCTGTAGCCCTTTCACGATTCTGTGCAGGCGTGTGTCTGTCGGGACGTATTTCTTTACTTGCGCCAATGCGCCCTTCTTATATCGGTATGTGCCTTCAAAACATGCACCGTCGCCCTGACTCCAGAACCCGCTGTAATAAATACACGGGTCGTAGCGGACAGATTTATCCAATGTCCGTACCAAGCGGGTACGGATGTCGAGGCCGAACAGGTCTGCGATCGTAGCAGCGTCCTCGTATACAAATTCTGTATCGTAGCCGTCATCTGGTATCGAGTTCCACCACTCGCGTGCGGTCTGCTTCGCGGTGTCGCTCAACTCCCTAAATGTATAGACCTTGGTCTCGATGACTCTCATGGTGCACTCATGCTTTCTCCTTGATTGAATAAGTGTTGCCGTCGAATGTGACTTCACCCCGGTGCCAGAACGTGAACAGATGGTCTTCGTATTTCCGGCCAAGCTCGTTCAGCGTACGCGGACTATTGCGCAGCATAGCGAATATAGTGCTTCGCGCTGTATCCCCTATACGGGAGAGCCTGCTGCCGGGTGGGGTTATAGATACTGCTTCCACCACCTTCGGTGGGAGCACTGCCGTAGGAGTGCTTTCAGGAATGTCCGAAGAAGGTGGTGGAGCAGTAACCTGTGCTACGAGGGTGGTGATCCCGTTGATAGGGTTGATCCCCCACTCACGAGCGATAGCGACCACATCGCGGCGGTCTGCAGTTTTACGTTCGTTGATGCTGTGTACGCACGCCAAGAGTTCACTATCTGAGGCTTCTCGGTCTATGAACTCGATCATCCGTCTCTTTATATTTTCATGCATGATGGTCCTTTCAGACGTGATTTGAGGCACTCTTGATTTCTGCTACTGTTTAACGGGGCCGTCTGTGAATCGTATGATGTACTCGGCTAGTTCTTTCCGAGTCATGGTGCGTTCGAGAATTTCTGTTGTGGTGAATGATTTCCCCCACTCCAGCTTCTCAAGAAGTACACCACCTTTGGAATGCCCCAATACTACTGCGACGTTGCGTCCTTCGTAATATCGGCGTCCTAGCCACAGTGTCTGAAGTTCAGACAAGTTCACATGTACCTTTGTATGCTCGCGTATGGGCAGCGCCGGCACATACTTGTACTCTACCCACAAGTCTGCTCTCTTGCCTGAATACCAGCAGTCGGGGATACCTCCGACGAGGGGCATGTTTATTTTCAGATGGTACAGCCCCGACTGCAGCATGTGCTTATGCACGCCAGCGATGAACGTGTTCTCTGGTTTAGAGGCCATGATCTTCGAGGGTGTTGACCACAAGTTGAGCGTACCCTGCGATGTCTGTCCACGAGTCTTTATAGTGTGGGTCACCGTTAAGTATGCGCCCTATCTTGTGAGCGATCATCTCAAGCGCTTCCTTTTGAGAGCACCACAGGCTGTCCCATTTTGCACTATCCTGCATGACCCGTTTCAAGTCTTGCGTGATCTGTGCATGGCTTACGAACGAGCCATACCGAGTTCCACGCTCTGCTAGTACGTTGCTGATGCTATCTGCCATTGTAGCTTCTCCGCTGTACTCTTCATGAATGAGGGTGCCCCCGATTATAACGTCCGGGGGTGTGACGTTTATTACTTTGGGCCGAGAATTGCAGCCAGCTCTGCTTCAAGCTTGGCTACGGACTTACCATGAGCGAGCCGCTCTTTTGTGAAGCCTTGGCTCACAGCGTTGAACGCCTTGACTGCGGCTTTCTCTACTGCGGCGACGGACTTCCGCTCGGCTTCGAACGCCTTGACTGCGGTCTTTTCTCCGGCCAGTACCAACTTGAGTGCATCCTTCGATGCCTTCAGATCGGCGCGGATGCCGGTGATAACAGCCTTCTTATCGGCTGCAGACAATACTGCACTTTTTGCACGGGCCATACTATAACTCCTTGTTTGTTAAGCGAAAGTAAAGTAGGGGCTGATTACGCGCAGCCCCCGACGCGCTTCCGCTAGGTACCTATCTATCGGCGACCACGAGCAGCCGGTTTCTTAGGCCGCTCTACCACTTCCTCATCCGAGGCTACCTGCGGCTCGACTTGCAGCATACGGCGAGCCTCTTCCAGCTTCGACTGGGCTTCGAGGATCAATCCGTTGTCTGCCGCTCCAAGACACGAGAATCGCATCGTGGGGTAGTCGGATGCTGAATCGAACGTAATACGGGTGAGAACGCCACGCAGCGGACGGTTGAACGTCGATGCGATCTCGTTAACGTAGTTGTCAAACCACGTTGGTTCACCTGAGCGTACTTTCGATGCTGCTGGTTTCTGGATGGCGGTCTTGCTGACCTTGAGCAGATACAGCCTGCTCTCACCGGTCTTCGGATCGACTTCCATTACTACCAGATTGCGATTGTCATCGCATGCCTTACCACCACGACCATTGGGGTGAGTCCCCCATACCTTGTTAGGGCATGAAACGCATTCTTCTGCGCACGGTTCTGGTACAGCCTTGCTTGGCTTCAGGTCGGCGACATCGAACCCCAACGCAAAACATGCGGGGCTGGTGTTGGCGCCTTCTTGATAGGCTGTGGTGTAATAATTATTCGCACAGATGAAGTCCACGACAATGGCCTCCAGTTGTGGGAACGTGCGGCCATCGGGCAATATGAACTGCTTGCCCTGTACCTTGATCCACTGCCCAGAGGGTTGATGGATGCGCTTCGAGACTCCAGCTACTTCGGCGGCAAACATTTGGTTGATGTCTACCGGCAATGCGGCCTTCGCTTTGGTTACTACTTGGGTTTTAGGCTGTTGAGCCATGACTGCTCCTTTCGTCATGTGAGAGAAACTACTACTGCTACTACTTTTGCAACACACGCAAGTTGATGGTTTTCACCTCGCGTGATTTCAACCCCGGCGGTATTACTCCTTTAAGTTCGCAGAGTTCACGAACTCCGGGGTCTGAGACACGGCGCTGCACCAAGTCCCACCGTTTCAGGCGGGCGATGTAGGCCATGAATTTGGGCCAGCCATCTTCACCGTCTGTGTCGGCGGTGAACGGGCTGAAGCATGTATTGATACTGATTGACGCGGTGTAGTTGTTGTTCGAGCCAAGTCGCTGGTCTTGTGTCTCGAGCAGGGTGATGAGTAGAGCTTCTGCGGTATCGTAATCAGCGACTAGTTCCTTGTCTCGAGCTTTCAGGACACGGCGTTCGTCACGGATGGCAGCTAGATTATCTATTAGCAGGCCGATGGATAGTGTGGGAGGCGTTTTCGACGTTTTCGACGTCTTCTTGGCGGGCGTTGTGCTCATTGTGCTCTTTCTAAATTCAGGGTTAAATTATAGCATAGCTACTTGGAATAACAAGTATCCCAGCCACCTTCTGCGTCGAGGGGGATGTCGCTACACCACTCAGGTGGCGTTCTCATCAGGCGTAACATCTCGTTCAACACCTTCTGCGCCATCTTGTCAGGGACGCACACTACAACTTCATCGTGTGTGGTCATCACTACTTTTGCTATTTGCGCCTTGGTCAGTTTCAATGTGCGCAGGTATTCCTGTATACACATCATCTGCTCGATTATTATGATGCGGGCTAATGCCTGCACCAAATTTTCAATTATTTTTCCGCCGTATAACTTGCGTCTTCCCCGCAGGGTGTTATACGTCAGGTCACCTTCTTCGCTGATAGCGAGTTGTGGGTAATGAATCGGCATGCCGTTCGGTAACCACACAGATGTCTCGTCGTGGATGATCAGGTTGTTATAGGCGGTGCCTTCGTTCCCTGCTTTCATCTGTCTCAGCATGCGCTCACCTTCGCGCCATCCATCCACAATGGGCTTGTTGACGTTGCGGTATAGATTCACGATCCGTTTGCACTCCGTAAGCGGAAGATCAATCGGCGGGCCGACCATGCCGAGGGCAAGGGTGGTCTGAAACTTTTTATGCCCCATGCCGTATCCAAGACCGAGCGTCGATATCTTTCCGATGAAGCGTTCATCCTTGGTTATATCTGCCGGGTCTTTGTTATATATCGCGCCGGCCATATAGCGGTATACGTCCTGCTTCTTTCTGAACAGATCGAGTAGTGCACCATGTCCTGCTATCCATGCATTCACTCTGGCCTCGATCTGTGCTGAGTCGCATACTACGAGCACATGCTTCTTCGGGGCGATGATGGCGCGCCTTAGTGAATCACTAGGCTTGGGGTTGTATGGATCGACACGAGGCAAGTTCTGAAGGTTGAGTTTATTTGTGCCTCCGAACCTGTGTGTGAGAGCCGCAGAGTATGTGTAGCCTACTGGTAGATTCTGTCCGTTCTCACCTGCTTTTAGCAGTCGGTAAGCACGCATCTCTGCTTGATTGGTCTTGGCAGCGAGGCGTCCTCGTACGAGCAACGCTACACGGATGTCTTCGTCATACTGAAGCTCAGTAAACTCTTCGTCAGTCTGGCTGAACGCGTATGCGATCTTGCCTGTCTTTGGGCTGATCTTGGTTGGGACGTCGATGTACTGGCCGAGTATTTCTGCGAGGCGTTTGTCGGATCGTAACTCTTCTTCTGTGGCTCCTGATTTTAATATCTCGGATCGATTAGCCATTATCTCGTCGGCCAGTCCTTGACGTGCAAGTGTGTCGTCTACCAGAAGCGGACTATCGCAGAACATGCGGATTACAAGGTCGATAACTTCCAGCTCGCGGACAGGAAAACAGTCGCGTTGAATCTTGTAGATTCCAAAGCACTGTTCTGCGTCTTCCATATTGTACGTTTCAAACGCTGCTCTCCACTCGTCTGGAATACGCTCGCATCCTTTTGTAGATTGGAGACTATGGTCGTTCTTATTGCCTACACCATAAAGAGGGGCAAGAACCTTGAGGCTGTTGCGTATAACGCCGTTATGAAGCCCTGCAGCCATTGATTTTGTGTCAAAGTAAAAGCATGGAATAATGTCATAGCAATGAGCCATGATAAAACCATCGAATGCAGTGTTTTGCGCCAGTAGTCCATGAGTTGTCCAGTCCAGTTTTCTGAGTGCGTTGCCTACTTCGTCGTGCCCCCATACTACTTTGGTTTTACCATTGCCTATCTTGATGGCAGCACAGTGAACTCTGAATCGTGGGTCACGGACATACTCGCTCGTGGATAACTTGCTGAGTGTGAACTCTGTATCCCAGAATGTTTCAAAGTCTACTGTGATCGTCTTGGCTATCGTTGGAATCATGAAGTGCTCCGTTGTTGTATCCGGTTATATAGCCGCTTCGTACTGCGCACCAGATAATGCTCTGTTCTATATCTGTTAATGGGGTGGTTTCAAGCAGCGTTGTCAGGTATTCTGAAGCGTAGTTGTTAGCGGCGAATTCTTTTGACATGACTGGTTTCTTTTACGGTTAATAGTGTTTTGGTTTATGAAACGAGTCTTTCAGGTACGCCAGCATGCCCGACATCTTCACATCTTTTTCCAACAAGGACTTGTATACAGCGGTCTCTATGGTGTCCGGGGCTACGATCACGATGTTCTCAGTGCGCTGTTTCTGCCCTATACGATAGATGCGTCGAGACCCTTGAATGAAGTGTTCAAGGTTCGCTGTCGGGCTTGCCCAGATCGTTGCTGTACTCTTTGTGAGTGTGAGTCCGTGGCCTGCACTTTGTGGATGAGCGAAGAGCACACGATAAACACCTCCTTGATATTGGTCGACGATATGTGAGCGGGCTGCATCTGACGTTTCTCCGTCGAATACTGCATAACTGAGCTTTCGTTGGTTGGCTAGTGTCACAAGTTGATCCTTCTGATGCTGCCAATTGAAGAATACTATTGAGTGCGGGCGCGCTTCAACGAGATCAAGTACCAGCTCATAACGATCAGAGTCGATAACGGTATAATCGCCAGCGCTGCTATACACAGCGCCCGACGATAGTTGAAGGAGTTTTCCGTATAAGACTGCTGCGTTGACTGCGTTGATAATCTTTTCCGACGATAGAATGAGCACACTGTCTTTTTCCAATTGAATATATTTATCCATGTGTTTCTTGTTGAGTGTGAACTCTAATGGATATTGGTTGTTCTTTGGAATGTCCACACATTCCTCGAATTTATGCCTGATTGTAATGTCTTTCAGTAACTCGGCCACAATGGGTTCTGCACTTACTTTGTCAGTCCACTTCACAAATGAAGTGGCGCCAAAGCCGCCTTGTTGTGGCACGCACACTGCAGCTCTGAATGCAAAGAACGATGTGCCCAGCCGTTTACCATCATCCAGTATATTTACCTGATGCCATATATCCGTAATCCCGTTGGATGTTGGCGTTGCACTAAGTGTAGCGCGATACCTGAAATACTTTTTGATCTTCGCTATTGACTTGCTACGCCCAGATGTATGGTGCTTGAACGCAGTTGATTCATCTATGATCAACGTGTCAAACTTCTTCCAGAATGCCGGTGGCAATTTGGTAAGTACATTTACAGCGTCGTGGTTTGTTATCAGAACGTCTACATCTTTGGATAGTGCTTGTTTTCTGTTCGATGCATATGCAATAGATGTTGTGAGTTGAGGAGCAAATTTTACAATGTCCTTTTCCCACGCATTAGCCAGTAAAGAACGAGGGGCAAGGACTAAGGCTTTTCCTCCACGCTTCTCACGTCGTTTTGCGAACGCGGTAATATGAACGCCAGTCTTACCAGTGCCAGCATCGCTCATGTCGAACACAATCGGGGATGTACTAATGAATCTTACAGAGTCCTGCTGGTGTTCGAACAATTTGAGTTTTGTCATTCCTCACTCGCTTTACTTTCAGTTACCTGTTCAATATGAAACCTGTCCCAGTTTTCCGGCTTTATGCCTTCTATCGCCTTGTCGTAGGCAAGATGTTTTGATTCAGCGGTGATGTTCTCCGCGCGTATGCACTCGCCCTTGTAGAACCACTGTAGTTGGTATTCGTTCATCTCAACTCCTCCGGTATCTCTACTTCATCAACAATCTCACGGAGCATGTCGCGGAGGGATTCTATTTCATCTGCTGCCCTAACATCTAAGGGCGTTGGATTAATCCAATACTCAGGCTCATATGGAGCACTGACTTTAATTTTTTCCCGTAACAGATCAACAATGTCAGTCATTTCTCACTCTCCTCTGCCATCATTGTTCCTTTATCAGCGAGAGTATTTCATCGTGACAGTCGTTCACATCGGCGTTGGCTGAAAGCTCCATTAACTTATCAGCCGCTTCCAACAGCGCAGCCTTCCGGCTGTAGTTCCATGCACGTTCGCAAGATTCATATTCTCCACCGCCAGCAACTTCCCACCACTCATCGAATGTCATTTCAGCCCCTCGTCAATCCAGCTATCTAAATACTCAATCCAGTATCTAAAAACAACAAAGAAAAGCGCCGGAATCATTACGAAGAACGACGCGAAAACGATTGCTACTTTTTGCTTATTCATTTCTTACCTCCATAGAACATGATGAGGCACACTGTCCGGTCATTTATCTCTCCAGTTCACAACATCCATCCATGCCTGCCGGAAGCCCTTGAATGTCAGGTTAATCCGCATCTTCAGATGGTTCTTAGGGATAGATACCATCCGCTTGCTACGCTTGTTCATCACGGAGAGGTCGGATATTGCAGTCTTTCGCATAGAGCATCGATATCTCATTCCCCTAGTACCTCCTTGGTCAACTGTTCAACGATAGTGGTCAAGTTCTCATGCAGCCAATCCGGCATCTGTTTATCCATTGAAAAAGACCATGATTCAAGGGCAGCTAACAGTTTTAGTATTTCAAGGTGGTCTTCTTTATTCATTGAGCCCTTACGGCTGTAGTTCCATGCACGTTCGCAAGATTCATATTCTCCACCGCCAGCAACTTCCCACCACTCATCGAATGTCATTTCGCCACCTCATCAACTATTGCTTCAACATCGGGTTCACCAAGAAGGCTCCAACCCGGGCATCTCCATATCGTCATAGCAACCCTCAAACAAATCTCCCTCAACGCAGTCCTATCTCCGGGGAGGGCGAGAGCATCTTTAATGCGCCATGTAGATATAGTTGCTGTGTCGCTACGCCCATCCCATATATGAGACTCCAACGCTTCCCGCAGTTTCAGAATCGTGGCTTCGTGGGAGGCGAGGGTTGTTACTAGCTTATTGATAGCCTTAACCGGAAGATTCCCTGTTGAGTTGTTCAGCACATCTGCCTTGCGTAAAACATCTTTTATTTCTTCCATGCGTTCAGGCAAGCCATACCTGTGATGCCACGACCCGCAGTTGCAAGCGGGAATATCGCAATGCACGAACCCAGAACGGAGAAGCACATCCTTCAACTCCGCTATTTCAGTCTGTTCGGCTGAACCAATGGATTTGACGCTATCCCTTTCGCACCCTGACTTCTTGCAGAATCCTCCGCAACTACTGCATTGTCTTGTCATTTCTTATTCTCCTCTGCCATCTCACGAAGTTCATGCGGGAGCAACCCACATCCACCGTGTTTATCTGCATACTCAGCCGCTTCCTCCAACGCAACCTTCCGGCTGGCTTGCCATGATTGTTCGGCTGCAACTCTCCCTTGCTTTCGGTAAGTTGTTTTCCACCACTCATCGAATGTCATTTCAATTCCTCCGGTATCTCAACCTCATCGCCTAGCTTGCTGGCGACGTTGCATCTCATGGCCGCGATTAGACTGGTCTCACCTACACCGTGGTGGTGTTTATAGTACCCTGATAGTGTGCCGTCATCCTTCAGTTCTTTTATTGTGGCTGTCCACTTACCGCTTACGTTCGGGGCAACCCTAATCATCTCTCGCTCGATGATCGGCCCGCCGTGCGCCCAGTCTGTTGAGTATGCGTAATCCTCTAGATACACAGGGCCGAATTCAACGCGGGGCGGTGTCATAATCCATTTGCTGTTAAACCTGTGCGTGTTTTTCCGTAGATTGGTAAACCCTTCGCACTTCGCCACCGCCCAATCAAGTGCGGCTCCTTCAAGTTCAGACGTTTTCATTTCTATTGAACTCCATGTGTCTTTAACGCTAGGGCGTTTAGGTTGTAACTCTGTCTCTCGCAGCACTTTCATCCAATAGTCGCTCATTCTTTCCTCCCTTCCGCTTCGATGGCGGCGTTGATTGCATCTGCAATTTCATCGTGCGTCTTTTCAGGAAAGCATCGCAGCATATTTACATAGAAGGCGGCTTTGATCCTCTCCGCATCCTTCTTCAACTCCGCTATTTCAGCCTTTAGTTCATCACCAAACTTGATAAGTTCTGTGTCAATCTTTGGTCGGATTGCTTTTATGTTTGTCATTCAATCTCTCCACAATAAGTTTCGCGTCCATCTCTTGCCAGCAAATAGCTATACGCTGGTTGTCCGGGTTGAGTATGTCGAAGCGTAGCCCTTGACCTGAGCATTTAACGTACCGGTAGGTCATTTCTTAATTTCTTCCCACACATAGACTTCATCTCTTAGTTTATACACTCCGTGCATGCCCTTGGCGTGGGCATCATCTACACAACCGATCATCTTTGGCGGAGCCTTCATTTGCTTGACTACCAGTTCTCCATCTCTTGGGCCGTTTACATACTTGATCATCACTTCCATTTCTCATTCTCCTTAGTTAAAGTTCACAAGTTTCCTGCCACTGGTGTTTATTCCCAACTGCATCCACGATCACCACGCTACACGGCACCCGCTTTTCTCATCCTCCTCAGTCCTCTACCCTGCGCCAGCCTTCAGGCGTGTATTCACGTTGACGGCGAATCTCGTAGTTACCCGGTGGGATAGCAATCGTTTCATGAGTATCGAATGAGCGCAGATGTTCAAGCAATGCCTCGGTGGCGTCTGCTGCTTCTACCACTTGCAGATAACTAATCATCGGGTCTCCAGTGGAGTACAGCTTGACGTTCGGCGATTCTTTGATAACGTGGTCATGACCTGTTTCCGAGTGGGCTACAACAAACTTTCCACGTTCAGATGCTACTGGCTTGGCATCTTTCGGCAGTGCATCAATCCTGCGGATTATCAAGTCGCCCTGTGCTGCACAATTCTTGAATGTCTTCATCTTCATTCTCCTTTATGTACGAATTTCAGGCTTGAAGTGCTTTGTGTCTTCAATCCCAAATGTCCAAGCGTTTGCGTGTATTGCTGTCTTGCACTTCCTATCTACGGGTAAAACAAATGTGCGACCCGTTCCGCAACGTACTTGCAGGAATCTCTCCTTGCCTGAGTCTGGAATATCCGCCTCAAGTAGCGTGCCGATTTCAGGATCGCCGTCTTCGTCGATCACCGTGGCGTTGAGTTCAGCGAGGATGTTGTTCCACCCAACCAGTTCGCACGCAACCCGACGCTGCTCGATATTGGCCCACGTCAACGCTTCCGATGCAGATGGCTTCTGCCCGGTTACCCACTCTTTAGGGATGGAAACACCATGCCAGTGGTGTAACTCAAAACCCTTCCATGCTATCGACGCGCCGTTCTCACAATGTAATCTGCCATTCGCGTCGCGCTTTATCCTATGTGGACGCTGACAGACCATGATAAATTTCGCGTGTGGATACCAGAAACTGACAGACGAATTGATGGTTTCAAAGCAGGCCATACGAGCCATTATGTTTTCTGGGAGTTCCAGCCCGCACACATCCCGAAAATAGGTTACATATGCGTTACCCCAATACCATCCACCTACATTAAATTGACCACCTAGGTACTTGTGATACTCCTGTTCAACTAATTCCCGCACTTTTGCACCATCGACAGCATTACCGACAGCACCACGGACAGCAACACGGACAGTATCACGGACAGTATCACCGATAGCCCTATCTACAGCACCATCGACATCCCCACTTACAGCCCTATCGACAGCCCTATCGACAGCCCTACCGACAGCACCACCGACAGCCTCACTGACAGCAACACTTACAGCACCACTGACAGCATCACGGACATCCCTACGGACAGGGACACCGACAGCATTACCGACAACATTACCGACAGCACCATAGACAGCACCACTGACAGCATCACTGACAGCATCACGGACAGCCTCACTGACAGCACCACTTACAGCATCACTGACATCCCTACCGACAGCCCCACTGACAGCCCCACCGACAGCATCACCGACAGCCTCACCGACAGTCTCACCGACAGCAACACTTACAGCACCACTTACAGCATCACTGACATCCCTACGGACAGCATTACGGACAGGGACACCGACAGCATCACTGACAGTCTCACTGACATCCCTACGGACAGCAACACCGACAGCATCACTGACAGCCCCATCGACGGCCCCACTGACAGCCCCACCGACAGCATCACGGACAGGGCCACTGACAGCCCTATCGACAGCCACACCGACAGCATCACCGACAGCCCCACCGACAGCACCATAGACAGCATCACTGACATCCCTACGGACAGCACCACTTACAGCATCATTTACAGCCCTATCGACAGCATCACCGACAGCATTACCGACAGCACCACCGACAGCCTCATAGACAGCACTACTGACAGTATCATCGGCAGCCTCACTGACAGCACCATAGACAGCATCACTGACAGCCCCATCGACAGCATTACGGACAGCATCACTGACATCCCTACGGACAGCATCACCGATAGCATCACCGACAGCACCACTGACAGCACCACTGACAGCACTACTGACAGCATCACGGACAGCAACACTTACAGCACCACGGACAGCATCACCGCCCAGCATAAATCCTGCGATAGGCGCAGCTAGAGCCATCACCAGCGGGTTATCGACATGGACAATATTTCCATGCCATTCCAATTTGGCAAATTCATACGCCTGCTTTGCTGCTATCTCAAATGATTCAAAATCTGCCGGTTCGGTGGAAAGACCAACGTCAACCCATTTCTTGACCCAGACGGGAAACATTGCTTCCTGCTCAGGTGTTAATTTATCTATACGTTTCATTTCTCATTCTCCTTCGTATCTGCCTGAACTTCTTGGCTTGCAGGCGCATCTTTCTCCACATCTCTAGGTAGGTAACGTAAAAGCTGCGTTTCATTTCTCATCCTCCCTTCCGCTTCTATAAGGTCCCTAATGTCATCACAAATATAGCTGGCTCGCTCTGGGCATTCAGGTTGTGCTGCGTGGTTCCTTGCTATAGCTAATGCTTCGGTCAGCGCTACCAGCCTGCACTCGGCTAGTAGCGACTTCAACTCTGCTATTTCAGCTTGTGCGGCAGAGAGTTGGGCGCGTAGAGTTTCTTCTTCTGTTTCACACATATCACTGGCGTCTAAAAATATTCTCATTTCTCATTCTCCTCTGCCCTTACCTTTAAGTTCAACGCCATACCTTTAAGCTCCAACACAGCATGGTTTACAACTGCTTCTTCAGCAGCTTTATCGTACACTTCAGACGCTTCCAATAGTGTAGCCTTGCGGCTGGCGTTCCATGCCGCTTCTGCAACGTCTCTATATATAGAACGCCGCGCACAGAAGTCCGTAGACCACCACCAATCCCCAAATGTCATTTCTCATTCTCCTATAGTAAGTGCCGCTTACGATTATGCGGCGCAGGTGTTGATGCTGTTGCTGTCAGACCTTTCGGGCGTAGCCCCTGCCGATTTTCGATACAACTTCTGCCTTGCTTTGATGCAGTGCACATAAAAATTCTCTGTATGCAGCTAAAGCCCTTACCCCAAAATCATCTTTTCGGCTTTCGAGTTCCTTGATTTTGGCAAGCAGTTTTATCTCAGCTTCCTTATGCCTGACAAGGTCTGCATTGACGCCGTTAGCCTTCTTCCAAAAATAGCTCATTTCTCATTCTCCTTAAAGTTCACAAGTCTCTTGCCACTGGTGTTTATTCCCAACAGCATCCACGATCACCACGCTACACGGAACTTTCTTTGGGACGGTCAGTTTTCCGGCAACGAATCCCGCTGCCATCGCCAAGACTATCGAGACTGCGGTTACCCACACGGCGAAACTGCTGTCGCTGGGTATCATTTTGTGACCTGCTGCATTCCGTATGTGAACCCGCCTCCTCCTGCTCCATGCCCCCCTTGGCTGGTACGAAGGTCGAAAATATCTGATCCTGTCCATTGTCCCTGATTAGTTTGAACGCTTGGTTCAGCCACTTGGGGCGCTTTGAACTGCTTGTTGTATTGGTCAATTGTGAATATTCCCTTATACAATTCGCTGAGATTAAACTCGTAAGTGTTGAGTTTGTTTTCCAGTTCAATCACTCGCTTCTGCGCCAACTCCAACGCTGCCTTGTAGTCCTCTTGCGGCTGTTCCGATTTATGTTCGTATCTACGAACAAGTGCTTCAAGGTTCTGAATGTGGGACTGTGCTTTTTCGAGGGCTATCAGGTTCCTTGTATGAACTGTCTGAAGTTTCTCAAGCTCTGCTATTTTGGATAACGATTTTTCAAGTTCTATCCATGCCTTGTTGAGAGCTGTTATGTATTCAGGCGAGTCTATCTTCGGCTGACCGCAGGGTTCCCAATGGATAGGCCAGATTGATCCAGACTCACACAATGTTGCTGCATCATGCACTGTGGCTACGGATACGTCCGTATGGTTCGTGATCTTGATGAGCAGGCTCATGACATGATCTCCCTTTGAATGGTTTGCTGTGGTGGTGGTGGTGGTGGTGGTGGTGGTGGTGGTGGTGGTGGTGGTGGTGGTGAAACGAGTGCTTACCCGAACTTCTGTCTATAGAATTTCAGTGGTGACTCTCCTGCAGTTACACTGTAGTTACATGGGCCGCCTTTGTCGGACCTGAAGCTGCACCATTTACATGTGTGCACTGTGGGATTCGCCGGGAATGTTGTGGCTGTGAGCATCTTCTCAGCGCGCTTATGGAACGTCTGCACGTGGCGCAGCGCCTCCATACGTGTGTATTCCTGCTTGGTGATGTCGTCCTTGTCCAGATACCATAGCTCGACAGTCACGTGCTTTACATCAGGATTACGTATGAACGTGGCTATGGCATACAGTTGTACCTGCTCGCCGTGCTTGATCTCATTACCGTCTTTACGGCCTGTTTTGTAGTCAATGACTACGGCGGTAGTAGAAGATGTGTGAGCAACTGCGTCGCCTTTCACACGCAGCCATGCGCCTTTATAAGGTGCTGGTGTCCACTCGTTATCGAACCCCCATTCGCCTTCAAGGCTGACCTTGTTATCGAGGTGCATGTCGCGTAGTTTCTCGAACTCTTGCTCGAATGCTTTTAGTCCTGCAGGCAGTGTCTTTGTGGTGCCACATACAAAGTCTTCGGCTTGCAGATGCGTGGCTGTACCACGTTCAGCAGCAGGGTGTTGAATTTCGGGAATCTTGTCTACATGCTTGAGTTTCGCCCTGAGAGGGCATGCTTCATAGTCCAGAAGCCGGGAATAAGACCATGTGTTGATACGCTGTGCTTCGGGATGGCTGAGTGACATAGTATCGTTGTGCTCTGTGAAGTTTCGAGGATCACAGGATACTATGGGCAGCTTAGCCATGTCAATGATAGTGCGTGCGTGGCACAGAGGTGTGGATGGGGGTAGGGGCGGAGGCAGAGGCGGAGGCAGAGGCGGCGGAGGTGTCGTCGTTCGCAGGGGTTTCCTTGCGTAGCATTATGGCGTGTATGTCAGCTTGAAACACGTCGAAGAGCTTGTCTACCAACTCCCTGTCCATGTGCGGGTCCATCTTGATCTGCAACATACTCATCATCTCTGAAGTGACGAGCACGATACCGTCGACGATTACAGCACAGCTCTCCGGCGGCATTCCGGCTTCGGCGCACACCATAACAGTAACGTAGTTCAAAGTCTTGATGTGATGCAGCAAGACTATCAATCCTGCAATATCAGGGCCGTGGGTTTTCTCGATAGCGTCTATCAGCGCTGTAACTTCAGCTACAGCGACGTGAGATGTGATGATCATGATGTGGGGTCCTCGCCGGGTAAGTGTAAGGG